AAAGACAAGACAGTGGATGACCTCCGTAACATGACCAACGCACAATGGAAGAGGATTATGAAAGTCTATTGGGATGCGGTCAAGGGTGATGACATCAAGAATCAGTCGGTGGCCAACCTGGTCGCCGATTGGTGTGTCAACTCGGGTGTGAATGGTCGTAAGGGAGTGCAGCAGGCTCTGAGACTCGTCACAGACGGTATCTTCGGACCCAAGACGCTGGCTGCGCTCAACAAAGAGCCATACAAATGTGTGTTCTGCAAGGTGATGGATGCACGTACCGAGTATTATCGTAACATCGTCGCCGCCAAACCCTCTCAGCAAGTGTTCTGGAACGGCTGGATGAACCGATTGTCCCACTTCACATTTCAGCAATAATGCAACCTATCAGCATCGTCATCAAACACGCCGTGTCCAAGATCGGAGCAGCTATCTCTTCAGCCTACGGTAAGGTTCTCACTATCGCCTTATGTGTATGCGAATATTTCGCAGAGCATAAGTTTGTGGTTTTTCTTGTGATCGCCACCACATTCATGGATGCCATCTGGGGTATCTCGGTGTCGATAAAGGAAAAGAAATTCACGCTGTCGGAGCTGCTGAGGAACACCATAGGAAAGCTCGCTGTCTATGGCTGTGCCCTCTTCGTCTTCGTGGGTCTGGACAAGTTCATTGACTCCACCGTCACGGCCAAGGTCATCGGAGGTGCCATCTGCCTCGTGGAGCTCTGGAGCTCATCAGCTTCGATGCTCATCCTCTTCCCGGATTTCCCGTTCTTAAAACTCATGTCCAAATCCCTCACGGGTGAGATTGCCAGCAAGCTGGGGATACCCGAAGACGAGGTGATGGAAGTTCTTCACAATAAACGCAAGAGCCATGAAGAGGAAAGTAATTAAATACATCGTCATGTCGGTGTTGCTGCTCATCTGTCTGGTGGCGCTGCTATCTACTGCAGGATGCACGAGGATAATCTACCAGCCCGTCCCGGAGTACCACTATGAGCATGACACTATAAAACATACTGTAATGCGTGACAGCATAGTATATCGCGACCGGGAAGTTCGCGACTCCGCCTCCTTTCGCAAGGACGGAGATACCATCCTCATCGAGAAGTGGCACTGGGAAAGGGACTACAAATACGAAAAATACTTACAAGCGCAGATTGACTCTCTCTCCAACGTTAAGAGAGATTCTATTCCTTATCCAGTTCCGGGACCGACTGAATACGTCCCGGCAGAACTGACAGCACTGCAGCAGTTTTGGATTGTATCAGGTAAGGTCGGCATCATCCTACTGATTGTAACCTTTGTCATACTATATATAAAAACAAAGACTTAATTTTCCTATTAAGCACATTGGTTGAGTTTGAATCCGTCCGTGAGGATAGACAAGAACAAAGCAGGGGTACTCACATGAGCGCCCCTGTTTCTTCATAAGATGGCGTTAAGCTGGTCAAACGCCTCGTCAACGGACTCCTGCAGCACCTTGGCATATATCTGTGTTGTCTTGATGCTGTTGTGTCCCATTATCTTCTGCAACACCTCGACAGGTATCTTGTTCTTGAGCGCTATCGACGTGGCGAAGGTATGACGTCCCACGTGTGACGTGAGATGCGTCTGGATCCCGGCGCGGAACTGTATCACCTGCAGGTTGCGGTTGTAATACTGGTCACTCTGAACCGGCAGACGATAATTGCATTCCTTGAGTATGTCAAGCACCGGCTTGAGAAGCGTGATGTTATACTCCTCGCCTGTCTTGACGCGGTTGTCCCTCATACGCAGACGCCCTCCGATGCTCCTGGCATTGGCTATGTCGAACACCTTCATGTCTGCATAGGCCATACTTGTATAACACTGGAACAGGAAGCACATACGCGCATCACGCAGAGGCTTCTCAGGTAAGGGAAGTGACTTTATCCGGTCCAGCTCCTCTTGTGTCAGATACCGATGACCGGTCGGGTTGTCACGTTGGGGCTTGATCCGTGTATATGGGTTGTCAGTGATGTGACCGAACTCGATAGCTTCACGTATGTATATCTTGAGAATCTTATGGTAGTTCCAGACGGATTTCCTCTTCTCGGCGTTCTGATGCGCCAGGTCATCCCACAGCCTTATGTTGGCGTCTGTGATGTCACCGAACTGCCTTATATGCCCCCACCTGCGCAATGTGTTGTAAACGGACATCTGGGATTTCCTTGTGGTTTCCTTTATCGGACGTTCGTTGATGCGCTTGAGCATGAAACGCAGGAACGAATCCTTGGTGCCGGTGACACGGCCGTCCATAAACTGTTTGAGCCCTTCAAGGGTGAACTCTTCCTTCGCCTTGATCTTGGCGGTGATGTAATCCTCGATTTCGGAGCGCATGTCATTGATGCGTTGCTGATACTCCGCCATCTGTCCGTGGTTGATGACTCTACCATCCTTGAACTGACCGGCGCACAGACGTATCCCGGTGTTGTAGAAGTTGCGTACCCGGTCATAAGAGACCTCGATATAGACTGATGCCGCCGTCTTGCGGGTCGCGGTGTTGTGTCTGTCAAAGACAACCCTTGTTTTTGCTATCTTCATATCTCAGTAGTTATAGGTTTGTCAAAATGGTACACACCGTTGGTACGACTTTGGTGTCACACAATTGCGTAATAATGCGTAGAATTGCGTAATTCTGCGTAATTGCGCGGTACACATGTCCGGTGTGTCACTTGTCGGACGTCGAATCTATAACTTACTGAAAATCAGCCTGGATTTTGGTGGGCGCGGTCGGCTGAATCCGCATTTTCCTTCCCACCTCGTGATCCGCTCGGGACCACATTCATCCTTTATATCAATGGGTTATACGATTCGGTGGTACGACTTTGGTTCACAAATTCATTGTTGCACGTTCTTATATATGATGTTCGTTATGTCATTGAAACGGCTCTGACCGTTACGTATCATCTCCTCATTCTGTTTTATCATCATCCGGTACATCTCGTTCTGTTCGCTGTGAAGGGTGATGAGCTGTTTGACCAACACTATCAGCTCTTCCCTGGATAGCCGCTGAAGAGTTTCCTCTGACACTTCAGGCTCTTCCTGAAACAAGGTGTTCTCGACACATACCATATCACCTACGCCATCCCAAATCCATTCCGGGGAAATTACATTACCGAAGACTGAGCAGAATGTTTTCACGAACTTGAAAGTGAGGTATTCCGAATCACCCCTCATAGCTGAGCGGACATTGTTCGGGTGTCTTCCCATCCCCTCTGATATAGATTTCACAACATTCTTGCTATCAAGGATTTTTTCCTTCTGCAGATAATTGATAGCCTTCTCGAATCTCTCATGTCTTTTACCGATAACCATAAGTGCAAATGTTAAAGTAATGTTAAATCCGTTATTTGACGAATATTTCACGTCAAAACACTTTATCTTCGCACCAGAGTTGGTAAAACAAAAAGGTGCGGCGCTTCCGCGATTGTTCCAATTTCCGGTTAGAACAAACGTAGAACTCATTTGGCGATGCAAAGATACGTTATATCACGGAAGTACCAAACCTTTTGAAGTATAATAAAGTAAAAACGATACAATTTTAGAGACTATGATTGCGGACAAAATCTCTACAAACGACATTCAGAGCATCGGTAAAGGCGGAACCCTTGTGGTGAAGCTGCCGAATTACATGGCTTGTATGTCTGCGAAGAACCTTGTCACATATACCAAGAACGCGCATCCGCGTGAAGACGGCATGACTTACACATGCAACATCGACCGCAATACAAACACCATTACAATCAAAGTGGTGGAACCCCAGGAGGTAAGTAAAAAGAAGTGAAATAACGTAATTTGGTGTGGTATGGCGTTATCATTTAATGAACTTCAAACACTGTCACGATTGATCGTGCAGGAGCAGGCTAACAACCCTGAATGGATGGCAGCCTACGTCAAGGCTCAGTCACAGCTGCAGAATAAGGAAGAGAGACTGGTGTCGGCCAAGGAAGCCGCTGCCCGCCTCGGTATTTCCGTATGGCTACTCTACCGCATCAAGGATGACGAGAACGGCAGACCGCAGTTCAGCTACCGTAAGGGTGCGAGCCAGTCTTCACCGTTGAGGTTCAACGCCGCCACACTGATGGAGGAATACGACCGCTACCTGGCTAAGAACCGGGCGGCAAAACATCTGACTATACACATGCCACTGGCATTGTAAACAATATAACCGAGAAAGCTGATGGGAAAAGAGACGTACTTAAGGAGCACTGAGGCGGCACGGTATATAGGCGTATGCTTCCGTACCATGCAGTCTTACATCTCACAGGGGCTCATCCCTTGCACCAAGCCTGCAGGACGCTGGCTGTTCCGCAAGAGCGACCTTGACGCTTTCCTGGCTAACGACCGGTAACGGTCAGGACATACTGGGAGGTCAAGGGGTACGTGATACTCCAAGGTGCGGGAAGGACCCAGCGGCAGACCTCCTAACCCTCGGAAGAGGCATAGACAGCAGCTCATGCGTCCGCCGAAAACCCGTTGGTGGTGAATAGGCAAAATGGGTTGGCGGAATAAAACCGCCTATACTGACAACAGGTGTCATACGGTATAGTTGATACTTGTTATGAAGAAAAATTGAAGGCTAAGAAAAAACCAGGGTTGGCATGGCCATTAAATCACAGGTAACGCTGTGCGCCCTAAAACATAAGCCTGTGCAAACAGGCGGGGATATAGCTCAGTTGGTAGAGCAGTGGGGACTAACCCATGTGTCGGAGGTTCGAGCCCTCCTATCCTTTCAAGCCACGAGTCCTTTTTATAAATATCAAGACATCAACCCCGCTTCATCCTGTCTGTGAAGATAAGATGAAGCACCCCACCAGAGAGAGTATATAGCAGTGATGACAACTCCCTAATAAACGAAGACTGCAAGGGTATGAGAAATACCCAACCTATCGGGGTGGAGCAGTGGTAGCTCGTTACGCTCATAACGTAAAGGTCGTAGGTTCGACTCCTACCCCCGAGACCAATCTTTTTTCGCAAGGCAATGAAGGAATATGGTAAGCCCACAACAGTCCGTGAGGATCAGGGTTCGATTTTGTAAGGAAAATACTTAATGGTTAGTAATTGAAGGTTAGCTAATGTCTCACGCGAGTGACACGAAGGCAGGGATTTTCATTGTACAAAAATGTACAACGAGATTCCGGGCGGGGTGGATTGAAACCCAACCCGCTCACAAACACTTGTTCGATAGAGAATCAATTTTTTACTGAAAATCTTGTAGCTCGATTGCCTGTGAAGGTAGTTTGGCAGGACGGGTGGGATTGAAACCCTACCCGTTCACTATTCTAACATCCCAATCCAATTACTCATTTATTATTGGTATATCTATATTCAACCGCTCGTCTGTGAAGATAGGCGGTTTTGTATTTTACTATGAACTGGTCTGACAAAGCTCTGGAGATAGCCAAGAAATTAACCCTCGAATACAAAGGGAGAACTACGGTTTCAATCAGGCAAGATGTTCTGGTAAGCCTCCTTTCTCGGGCGGCTTATGAAGGCATGTCGTTCGAGTGTGACAATTGGGTGAACAGACCAAGACCGAAACAGGAAACAAAAGATAACAGCGAGATATGAAACACGAGCAAACAATATATGGTCAGCCGCCATCGAAGAGCAATCAATACAAAATCATCACGATTGCCGGACATGGTTCTTTGGGTAAGACCCCGGCATTGGAGCAATACGAGAAGGCTTTCTTCCTCCAATGCGGTAAATACAGGGACCGCATGATCTCGAATTTCTTCCGTCTTGATGCGGATGTCTATTTCTCCAGCAATCAGCCGGACCTTGACAACAGCCTTAAGAGTTTGCTTGACTGTCTGCAGATGTGCAAGGCTATCAAGAATGACCGTCAGTGCGTGGAGATTCATGCCCGCAAATTCATAGACAAGAACAACCCTCGCATAGAGTTCACTATCACCGAGGTGAACGGCGTGGAAACCAAGGACTCCAGACAACCGTCTTTATTTGATCATGATTGACGTCATTGACATAATACGCAGGATGGAGGAGGACAAGAGGTCACGTAATGTAGAGCCTCCTTATGTTCTTCACAGTGAGATTATGAACGAGATAGCTCAGTTGGTCAAGGATGAACTGAACCAGGCTGTCACAGGCGGCACCTTGGAGTTCCACAGAACAATAAACGGAGTAAGTTTCAACATCAAAGATAAGTAATATGGCTAATTCAAACGTAGTAGCCCTGCGCGGCTATTTCAACAACGAAACATGCATGAACAACCTGCGCTCCATGCTCGGTCAGAAAGCGCAAGGTTTCGTGACCAGTGTGTTGTCTGTTGTCAACAACAACACATTACTGCAGAAGGCATCACCTCAGAGTGTTTATTCAAGCGCTATGGTTGCAGCCAGTCTCGACCTCCCCATTAACCCCAATCTCGGCTTTGCCGCCATCGTCCCCTACGGACAGGTCGCTCAGTTCCAGATTATGACCCGTGGCTTGATTCAGCTCGCCATACGTAGCGGTCAGTACCTCAGAATAACCAACGCCGTTGTACATGAGGGAGAGCTTGTGAAGTATAACCCCTTCACTGATGACTACGAGTTTGACCCGACCAAACGCACAAGCGACAAGGTTATCGGTTATATGGCATACTTCCGTATGGTTGACGGATATGAGAAGTATTTCTATATGACTGAGGCTGAAGTCCTGGCTCATGGCAAGAAATACTCCAAGTCTTTCAACTCCGGTCCTTGGAAGGACAACACAGAGGCTATGTGTCTCAAGACCGTGATGAAGTTGCTCCTCTCCAAGTTCGGTATCCTGTCTATCGAGATGCAGCGTGCCATCAAGTATGACCAGGGTATCGCTAAGGGTGACTTCACTCAGATGGGTAGCGTCGAGGAGATTGACAATGCTGAAGTGGAATATGTCGATAACCCGGAAGAGAACAACAAGCCCGTTGAAGAGAGCGCAGACAACAAGAAGGAAAGGATGCGCAAGGAAAAGAAGGAGAAACCGGAAATGCCGTAACGCATGAACAAATACAGCAGCTACACTCCCGATGAGATGGATAACCTCCTGTCAGGTTATCTCATCGATTCATGGTCATACAGTAAGGTCAACACCTTCGCCCGTAACGAGAAGCAGTTTGAGAAGAACTTCGTCTATCTCGAACCGGACAAACGCAGTATAAGCTCCATTGCCGGTAACGCCTATCACGAGGCGTTGAGGGTTTTCTTCATGGGCTACAATGAAGGTGCGAAGAAGCCGGATCTTGTGGAGTTGTCAACGGTGGCATATAACTACATAGATGATGTTGACGCTAACACATGGAAGCTCAGTGATACTTATCCTTCCGTTGACCAGGCAAGAGAGCAATGTATCAAGATTGTCACTCTTCTGATTCAGAACTTCTGCGGCGAGTATGGTATCTATACCGACCATATAGCTGAGGTTCTGTCCGTCGAGGTCAAGGAAGAGTCTCTGGTGGTCTGCAACGGTGTCGATATCCCATTACCTCTGCATTATATTGCAGACCTTGTGATACGCACAAAGGACGGAAAGGTTGTCATCATAGACCATAAGAGCAAAAGCGCCTATACCGGTGACGATGAGGTCTCTCTTGTGCATGGTCAGCAGGCTATCGCTTACGTACTCGGATATGAGCAGCATGACGAGAAGGATGACCGCCATGTAGATGAGGTCTGGTTCATCGAGAATAAGTATTCCAAGAACAAGAACGGCAGCGAGCAGCTTCGTCTGCACCGTTTCGTGATGGATGAGGACTCACGCAAATTGCATGAGTATTATCTCTATCAGCCTCTTCGTCGTATGATAGAAGCTGTGGCTGATCCTGACTACATCTACACAATCAACGCATCTGACAACCTTGCTGACAAGGCAGAGCTTTACGAGTTCTCGGCACGCACTCTGATTGCAGAGGTTGATGACTTCCCCAATATCCCGGAAAGGAAGAAGCCTCTGATAGAGAAACGTCAGCGTAAAATCAAGGACTCCAGCATCGCGATGATTTCACCGCGAGTCATACGTTCATTCAGAAAGAATGCAGCATCGTTTATTACTTTCGACTATTCGCATAGCAATATGACAAACAAAGAAAAAATCGAACATAAGTTCCGTACCTTCGGCAAACAGGTTCAGGTAAGCCATGAGATAGAAGGATTCTCATGTAACACCTATCTGTGTGAGGTGGCGGCAGGCATACCCATCGCTTCTCTTAAGACATACGCGAAGGATATCGCTTACGCTCTTGATGTTCCGTCAGTACGTGTCGCTCAGGACCTGGTGGTACATGAAGGACGTTCTTATCTTTCCATAGAAGTGAGTAAGAAGAGTTCCGAGATACTGGCATGGGATGCCAAATATCTTGAGGGTCATCGCATACCTCTCGGACTTGACAACTTCAAAGAGCCGGTAATATGGGATTTGGAGAACCATTCCACTCCGCACATGCTTGTCTGTGGTGCTACCGGTTCCGGAAAATCCGTTCTTATCCGCTCTACTATCGCCTATGCCCTTCTCGCCAAGATGCGCGTTATCATCATGGATCCCAAATACGAGTTCTCTGCATTCTCAGACAGATGTGAGGTTCATTCGGATATCGCAGACATAGAGAAACGCATGAAGGAACTTGTTGAGGAGATGCAAGCCCGCAAGGGTACTTTCGGCGGTCTCACACTGATAGTATTCGATGAGTTCGCTGATGCAGTTTCATCGGCTCGTTCCGGCAAGGAGCTTGACATCAGAGAGGAAGTGACAGTCGGTGAGTATAAGGATGGCAGACCGAAGAAGGAGTGGATTGTCACAGGACGTGACAAGAGTCTGGAAGAGAACCTGCAGATGCTCCTGCAGAAAGGTCGTTCTCTTGGTTATCGCATCCTGTCTGCCACACAGAGAGCTTCAGCCAAGGTTATCACAGGTGACGCCAAGGTCAATTTCCCATGTATCTGTTGTTTCAGAGTACCCAAGGCTCTTGACAGTAAGGTTGTGATTGATGAGGATGGCGCACAAGCCCTTGCCGGTAACGGTGACGGACTGTTCAAGTCGCCTGAGTACATGGATCGTCTCGTGCGATTCCAGGGATTCTTCTATAAAGGATAATCAATATGCAAGCAACTGGTAAGATTATAGCAATACTTGAACCGCGTTCTGGCATTGCAAAGGCATCGGGCAATCCTTGGTTTATCCAAGGGTTCGTGCTTCAGACCGAAGAGCAATATCCGAAAAAGATACCATTTGAGGTATCCGGTGAGGATAGAGTCAAGAACTTCAATATCCAAAAGGGTGAGACGCTGACCATCAGCTTCGATATTGACGCGAAAGAATGGAATGGAAAATGGATTCCTTCTATTCGATGCTTCAATATATCTCGTGGTGACGGTCAGCAGCAAGCAGCTCCGGCTCAAACGCAGAATCAGCAACCCGCACAACATGCTGCACCTGCACCGCAGGCACCGCCACCTGATCCGTTAGAGACCCAGGGAGGTGCAGATGATGATGTCCCCTTCTGATTAGGATATGTCATTCATAGCCCGGTTAGGCTTGGTTGTCTCTCCGGGCACTAAAAGTGTTTTACATGAACGCAATAGATTTCACTCAGAAATACTCCTATGAGTTCATCCTTAAGCCTCCTCAAACCCTCGATTATGAGGAATACAATGTTGATTGGTTCCTCACCCCTCGCGGTGACATGATGTGCAGGCGCGGCGGTTATGAAATATCGTCAGACATTCTGAACCGCCAACACTGGCTGTGGTTTCTTGCAGAAAAACGTTGGTTTGACGCCAACACATTTCTTCCCGCCTATTTTGAGGCTTGTCGCAGAGCTGGGATAGAGAAAATTGAGATGAGGATAAGGTAATTAACAATGAAAGATTCATTTGTTTTTCATAAAGACTGGTACTTAGCCTTAAAAGGGTTAGACGTTCAAGACAAAGTTGAGGTCTATGAAGCTATAATGAGCAAAATATTTGATGGTGTAGATAAGAAACTTTCGCCTGTTGCACAGATGGCAATGAATTTTATTTCGCCACAAATTGAAAGGGATGTTGAACGTTATAATTCCATTTGTGAGCAACGCAAACTATTTGGTAGTAAGGGCGGTATAGCAAAAGCTACCAAAAGCTACCAAAAGGTAGCAAAAGGTAGCAAAAGCAAGCAAAAGGTGGCAAGTGTAGCTGATAATGATAATAATATATCATCTTCTACTAACGTAGAATCTGATAATGATATTATAGATATAGAAGTAAAAGATAAATCTTTTCCTTCTAAGAAAAAAAATAAATTATTTATACCGCCTACATTAAACGAAGTAGAGGCGTATGTAAAAGAAAAAGGCTATCATTTCAGCGCCAAGGCATTCTTTGACTATTACGAAGCGGATGACTGGCATTACGGCAAAGGCAGTAATAGAACAAAGATATCGAACTGGAAGCGCTGTTGTGCCACATGGGAGGAGCGGCGTACTACAAGTAATAATATACCTCGTGAACCCGCATCGTTGTTTGATAACCATACTCCCGAACCGGAAGACGAACAGACTTTATTACAGAAAGCATACGAAGAACTGAACGACACCCAGGAGGCTGAGATATACGGAATGGTCCCCTATGAGTTTCACATGCTGAATGAGAACGGCAAGAAATATTGGCGCGAAGTTTACAAGGAAAAGATGCTTGATTGGATCAAGAGCAACAGATGAGCGACAATATTCTTTATGTAGAGGATTTCAGACACGTCTTAGGCAGCAGGTCATCAGGTAACATAAAAACCTTCTGTCCTTTCTGCCATGAGAATCGTGGAAACAAGAGGGATAAATCCCTTTCGATAAACTGCGCGACCCTGGCATATAACTGCCATTATTGCGGTGCGAGCGGTTATCTGAAATCCCGGCATGAGGAAATGATGCGGAGAATAGACAGGGAAACAAGACAGATGTCCAAGACTTATCGCAAACCCTCGGTCAAGCCCAACCTTCAACCTAAGCTCAATGCGGACATGGTTGAGTATTTCAAAGGGCGCGGCATCAGCGAGAAGACACTTCTTGAGGCGAAGGTCACAAAGGAGAATTTCTTTTTCCCGCAAGACAATTGCAAGCGCGGATGTATCGCTTTCAACTACTATGTTGATGACGAGCATATCAACACCAAATATCGCACAAGGGACAAGCATTTCGCATTCATTGCCGGTGCCAAGGTAGTCCCCTATAACATAGACAGCATAAGAGAGAGCGCATTCAAGAAGGGTGAAAAGAAAATCTGCATCATCACTGAAGGTGAAGCGGATACTCTCACTTATATCGAATGCGGCTATAAGCATGTCATATCCATGCCGTCCGGTGCTAACACCAATCTGGAATGGATGGATGACTTCACCGAATCCCACTTTGATAAACTTGAACTGATTTATGTATCGACAGACAGTGACAAGAAGGGTGTTGAAGCCAAGAATGAGATAGTACGAAGGTTTGGAGCTGAAGTATGTAAGATAGTTGAGTATCCGGAAGACTGCAAGGATATAAACGAGGTTCTTGTCAAATATGGACCGGAGAAGGTAAAGGAATGCTTCGAGGGTGCTGCGGATATTAGAATCCAAGGTGTCGAGGAACTTGTTGACATAGAGTCAGACCTTGACAACCTGTTTACTTCGGGACTTCAAAAGGGAGTAACCCTGGGATTGGAGGATATGGATAAACTTCTGTCCTTCAATACCGGAATGGTGACGGTCGTTACAGGAATCCCTTCGCACGGCAAAACCCAATGGTTGAATTTCGCTCTGATCAGACTCAATATCCTTCACTCATGGAAGGTGGCGTTCTTCTCTCCTGAGTTCTATCCTGTAGCGCTGCATATATCCCAAATCATAGAGACGCTTGGAGGTAAAAGGTTCTCATCCCAGAACTATACGCCTCAGACTTACGGCATCCTGAAGGAGTATGTCAACAAGAATTTCTTTTGGGTGGATCCTGATGACACGGATATAAGCTCAGTCTTGGACAGAGCCAAGTTCCTCATCCGCAAGAGAGGTATCAAGGCGTTTGTGATTGACCCTTTCAATTCGCTGACAGACGAGAAGCGAACGATATACAAGCAGGATGAATATATTTCGGACTTCCTGCAGAAGATACGATGGTTCGCCAGGAAGTATGACGTTGCAATGTTCATCGTCATGCATCCCACCAAACAATACAAGCAGGATAACGGCTTATATCCGGTCTGTGACCTGTACTCATGTAAGGGTGCATCTGAGATATACGACAAGGCTGATATCGGCATCACCGTATGGAGAAACGAGCAGGGTAATTACGGTGAGGTGCATGTGACCAAGATGAAGTTCCGTCACATGGGACAGAAAGGACATGACACTTTCGTCTATAACTTCAATAACGCCCGGTTCGTTGAGATTCCCACTATGGACGCGAAGCGTGTGGCTCCCGACATGGATAAAGTGAAGTGGGATAACAGCAATTATGTAATTGAGAATATCAAGACGCAGCAGAATCAGCAGGAATTGGATTTTGGAGCGGAGCAGCCGGAAACACCACATAATGAAAAACCCTTTGATGCGCCGATAGACGAAGATATCCCGTTCTGATCAAGACATACTTTATAGGCATATTATATTTCTTAGAGCCATGCATTATGGTATCCTTGCGACCGTCATAACCGGTTGCTATCTCCTGTATGGCTTCATGGTCAAAGAAATACTTCTCCTGTTTTGACATCAGGAATATATATTCATGTGCCTTCGTACAGCGGTCTTTGATGCTTTCGGGCTGCGGATTCAGCTTATGCCAGATGATGTCATTTCTCAGACGGAATCCGATACGGTCTCTTAGTGCGAAAGCCGCCATCCAGGGAATACCGATAAGACTTTTTGCATTGTCATAGCTATCTCCGAGGTTCAGCCAGAGCGTTCCTTCCGGTTTAAGAACGCGAAACACTTCCGTGAATACTTCGGTGAGTCTGTCGATATACTCTTCTGGTGACTTCTCCAGACCTATCTGACCGTCAATACCGTAGTCTCGCAGATTGAAATATGGCGGTGAGGTGACACAGCAATCAACGCAGTTGTCAGGAAGGCTTTTCATTCCGGTGAGGCAGTCTTCATTGAAAACTTTGTTGATTTCCATTACAATATGCCTATAATGCCTTCGGGTAACAGGCAGACGATGGCTACGCACGGGCATCAGCGATGGAGGTTCAAGAACCTTCAGGATGATGGACAGCAACCCAATTCGATGCATATCAGACGTGCTGCCGGATTGCCGGACCAGCAATATCCGGTCAGAAACAAAAGGGATGTATGGAGTGTAGCCACCAAACCTGAGAAGGCGGCTCATTTCGCTGTCTATCCCGAAGAGCTCATCAGACCTTGCATCCTTGCCGGATGTCCGAAAGGTGGCCTGGTGCTTGACCCGTTTATGGGAAGTGGCACGACAGCCAGGGTCGCCCGTAAGTACAATCGCAACTTCATAGGGTATGAACTGAACCCTGAATATATCAAGATTATCAATCAGAAGACGGTGGTGACACCGGACTTGTTCTCATAGAAACCTATTGTTTAACTAAATATCTATAGTATGGCAGGTTTAAGAAGTAGAAGTGGTTTTTGGATGGAAGCAACCATCGAGATCACAGAGACAACCCCCAAAGGGTTGCCAAAGACAGTGAGAGAACGCTACACAGTTGAGGCAGCGTCATTCATTGACGGTGAGGAGAGAATCCGCAAGGAGCTCAACTACTCCAACCGTCCTATCAAGACCGTGAGCGGTATGTTGCGCCCCAAGTACGGTGAGATTTGTTTCTCTGATGACGCAGCAGCTGAGAACTGGTACAAGGTTAAGGTTGATATGAAGGAGGAGGTAGAGGTAAGAACCCGTAAGGGTGGCACCCGCACCAAGACCAAGACCGTATCGCACTATTATCTTGTCCAGTCTGACTCCAACGAGAACGCTCGCAAGGCAATCGGTGACGAGATTTACAAGGGTTCAAACGCCGACTATGAGATAGCCGATGTCGTGAAGACCCGTATCCTGGATGTGCTGGAGAAGGATAAGCATCTGAAGAGTGCTGAGAAAAAGGAAAATTAACCGTACACCATTTTGTTGTTGGAAAGCCCTATGCCGTGCCATTGCGGTGTAGGGCTTTCTTTTTGAGAGAAGGGATGAATACGTATGTAATTACTTTATCACAGACTTTCCCTGTGACACATAAACGCGCCGGTGAGCCCACCGACTTCGAGCATAAGTTCACCGCCGCGACCCACAAGTGGCTTGACCATTGGTGGAAGCGTCATACCATTCGTGCCAATTACGAATTATGGCGTAAGCGCTTTGAAAAGATAGATGCCGGTCAAGCCCAGCTGTCTATACGTCAGTGGTCAGGTAAGCCTTACGCTTCCAAACAGGTTCAACTGGCTGTGCTCACCAAAGCTGACGGCATCGGAATACAGAAACTGCAGTTCGATGTTGACAGGGATGGTATGCATTCCTTGAACCTGATAGAGATTGACGGCAAATCCGTAAGCAAGGAGCTTCTGGCATATAACGATGGGTTGAAAATTGAGGATTGGATGGAATGGTTCCGTCGGTATGACCTCTCCAAACCTCTGGCTGTAATTCATTTCACAAGCATCAGGTATTAACGATTATATCTGTCTGGGTTATGCACAAACACAACTATTTCGTATCGGTTTTTGTTCACGGTAGGCATGTCAACTCGTATTTCAGCGAGGATCTTGATGACCTCGTAACCATAAAGGTTATGAATGGTCCGGACTGTGAGCTGTCGATATTCGACATTAGCCGGTTTGTGCTTCTTACAGCCGAGCAGGTGGAGATAGAGATAGTCAAATCCAGGAACAGATGGAAGAAATCCCTGGAGAAACATATCGAAGAACCTCCTGAAGAGCCGATTGAGGAGGAGGTGGAGGAGAAACCGAAGAAGAGCTATGTATGGAAACGACCTGTGTTGTGCGTTGAGACCGGACAGGTATTCAAGTCCATACGTGAATGCTCGGATAAGGTTGGTATCCCATATATGACAATAACCAATTGTATCAAGAACAAGAACGCCACGAGAGGCGTTCATTTTATTCAACTTGAAGAAGACGAGACGGAGTGATGAGACAGAAAACGATAGTCTTTGCCGTCATAGCAATGACGTGTGCCGCATTCATAGTGCTGCTTGGCGAGGCATGGCCGTTGATCCCCTTCATCTTGGCCGTATGGTGCGCAGTCAGATGCTTCAATATAGAGAACGACCATGAGCCCTTTGACCGGGTGATTGCCGCCATGAGTGAGGCGAGCGGATTGGATACAGACTCGCTTCTTAAGAACACCAACAAAAGGGACATCGTGTCATGCCGTTATCTGCTGTTCCTCTTCCTGTATGACAAATGGGAGTGGACAACGGGGCAGATAGGTCGTGCGTTCGGACGCGACCATTCGACCGTGACTTACGGCATCAAGAGAGCCCGCGACTTCCTGTCGTTGGCATCCTACAAGAAAGAACAAGACATCTATGCCAAATTCCTGGCACAGATACACAATATGGAGTAAGCTAACTGGCATTTCTTTTTTATTTGGTTTATCCGGTCCCGTATGCAGTGATGTATGCGCGGCGGGTCTGCAGACGATGTGGTGCGGAGGTTTCTGGATTCGTTAGTTACTTGGAAGTAAAGTCATCTGCAGCAAGCGGGGCGGTTTGACAGCCTCCCCGCTGACTATATGGTCGGTCGTATGGCGTAATGGTAGCGCAACAGACTTTGGTTCTGTGTGTCCCGGTTCGATTCCAGGTACGACTACAAATTATTTCAGGGGAAATAAAACCTGAATCGGGGAAATTTTATCGCCCCAAAATGTGAGAGAAAGGCAATATTGGGAAATCAAAGGAAAATTTCCCCTGTTTTTCAGGTCAAACGGAACAACAAGAAAACAACATGATAGATAACCCTTATGACAGCAGAGACCCGCGTTTCGAGCCTGATCCCATACCGGTAGGTTTTATGAAGACGGTCATAGTCACCTTAAGCAAGGAGGTTAAACTTGAAACCACCGCCTATGAGGACCACATTGATTGTGACGGTAAAGGTTACTGCACTGAGATTGTCGGCGAGACCGATTGGGAACAGGTGTTCAAGGATGAGCACAGGACCATACCGCAGCTTCTTGAACTGCTTGAGAAAGAGTGTGAGCGTAAGAAACAGGCGTTGGAGAGATACTTCGGTGTCCTGGAGTGCCAGGGTGAGAAACCCACAAAGGAGCTGCTGGATAAGAAGAGATACTGGGAGAGTGTCATTGAGGACTGCCGTAACTGGAAGGTTGACGAGATAGACATTGATGATATTTGATGACCTATGGACGAGATTCAAAGAGAACAATTAAGAGCTGTTGAAATAGCCTTATGTTCCATTAACGGGTATGTAGCACGAGACAAAGACGGTTCACTCTGGTTTCATTACAAAGAACCCCATAAGGAGAATGACATTGAGGAAACATGGTGGGGAAGTAACGATAAAGCATTTGAGATATTTGACAGCGACTTTCCTCAGTTCAAGGATTTGCGTTGGCCGCAAGAGCCGGTTAAGGTTCAATTAGCGATACAGTTGAGTCAATAGATATGGAACCAAAATACATAGATTTCGGGGTTGCACCTTATGCCCTGCCTGATGTCTGTGAGGCATTATACAACAACGGGATAACCAATGGATTCCTCACTGTCGAAGACGGCGATATTCATGTTAGATGGCAATATGACATCAACCGCAAATCCAAACATCACGCAAAAACAAACGTCGATGGCTGCAATGAACAATCAGAAAACAAAGGCAAGCAGGATTCCTGAGCTGAACGTAACCAATGAAGTTCCCCCCAAGACCGTCATCAAACACATGGCGCGTGAGAGGGGTAAACTTCTCGCCTATATCGATGAGCTTGAGGAAAAGCTCAAACGTAAGGACGAAGCCATTGCCGAGTTCAAGAAATGGCAAGCCAAGGTCGCAGATTACAAATGGCACTATTGGCTGAGCGAAGGCATCAAGCTCATGGAGGAACCGCCAGACAAGACCATGCTTAACGCGCTGAAGCATCTGTTGGGTTGTCACCGGATCTTCGACGAGTGGCAGAAAAAGGTGGTCAACGCATGGGAGCAATACAAGAAAGCCAAGGAGAAGTTTAAGAACGCTCTGGAGGCTCAGAATAAAACTGAAAAGAAAGAAACATCACAAGATGGAAAAGATACCGTTTAACCCCAAATTCAGACCGCAGATTGAGTCCGGCGAATACCGTGTCGAGACCCGTTGCGGCTATCCGGTGCAGATTGTCTGTTGGAATCTCCGAGACACCAAGCATGAGGATGATACTCATAAACGCACCATACTTGGTCTTATAGACTGTGGCGACGGAACATTCGGACATGAGGTATTCAACTCAGAAGGATTATACATGCCGATTGCACAATCCAATATGGATTTGTTTGTCGTGACGGAAAATGTGCAACTGACGAAGTTCGAGAGCCGCTTATGTGAGATTCTTGATTACGCAATGCGTCACCCTGAAGATTCTCCAAATGCGATAATCTCTGTTGTCAAGCAGAAACTTTCTCCTGAGCTGATGGATTTAGCCCGAAAGGAGATAAAGACAGACGGTCCGAAATGGAGGATGGCTAAAGCCGGTACACGATTCGATAGCGATGCTGTTATTGTCGGCATAGGTGACGATAAGGACCCAAGGCTTGTAAGATGTGCCGTGAATGACTGTTGGTATATCTTGGTGAAGGACCTGGTAGAGAAACTTACAAGTGAATTATCATTATGAAACCTAAAGTTAAATTCTTGGAAGTAGGACGATATGTCCGTTGGATGTCACCCGAAGGTTACATGATGGCGGGTAAGATACTGGATGCGCCGGGAACGAACCGACAGAACCAATCAGTCTATCCCATAGAACTTCTCAACGGCACCAAAACTGCCGTCAACGCCGATAAGCTGGAGGTGATCCCCAACTCACGAAAGAATATGTCTGCATCCGGCAAGCTGGCGCTTAAGAAAGAAATAGAAAACATAAACAATATGAAGAAAGGAAACAACCCCAATCAGAACGGAGGTATAGACCAGACCGCGTTACTCAAGGCTCGTGAAGCAGAGATAAGCGACCTGAAAGATAATCTCTCTCGTGGCAAACAGGAGTATGCAGAACTGCAGGCGAAGTTCGACGAGCTATCCAAGATGCGTGAGGAAACGCCTGTTAAGATTGATGTCATCCGCTCAGTCACCGAAGAGTTAAAGCAGTTGGTAAACGACCTTCTGTCCGACGAACAAGGTGAGACTGTGGAAACGAAAGCTGTGGCTCGTGGTCTGCTTCCGACTATCTATAAACTTGTAACACTGTGCTGACATTAAACAGCATTGACTGCCATGTTTGACTTGGAGAAACTGAAAGATAATAACTGCATCTTTTGGGTGTTCATGTGGCCGGAGATACGCAGGGTTGCTTATGAACACGGCTGGGCTGTTGCCTTGCACGGCTCAATAGTACATGACCTTGACCTTATGGCGATGCCCTGGGTTGAGGAGCATTCTTCTGCCGACGTCCTTGCAGAGAAACTGTCTGAGGTTATCGGTACGAAATATGATGCGCCGAAGCGTGTCGCCAAGGATGATGGCGGAAAACCCAATAACAGGGTTGTCTATACCATCATATCCGGTCAGACATGGATTGACCTCAATGTCATCAAGGAGGTTGAGCCGCATGAAATGACATGGCAGGACATCGAGAAGATAGTCAGCATTGCTGATGCACTTGTCCATGACAAGAAGTTTACCAACACCAAAGAAGGTTATTATACTGAGATACTTGAACGATTCAAAAAAGAGAAATAACATGTGTGATAATGTTATGTGCGGTGATAACCGCTTTCAGATCATAGCTGCCGCGAAGAAGGATATGCTGGAGAAAACCAACATTGAAACCTCAGAGGACGAGATGAAGGTGTTGGACAACTTCCTATTCCGTTGTTGGCAGATGGGATGGCTTGAGAAGTATAACAGCACCTCTCACGCTATCACGGAAGAAGTTCGTGATGCGGCGATAGACTTCTTCAAATATCAGCCTGAACCCAACCGTTCGCGGCTTATCGAACAGGCTATCCTTGGTGCCGAATGGAGGTACTTGAACAAAGATAAGCCCTATGAGGCTATGTACCGAGAGAAAGATATCAGATATCCGATACCCGAAGGTGGTCGCACCTACGCTGCGGCAATGGATTGCAGTGCCTTTGAGTATGGCGCAGGGCTTGCTTATGAGTTCATAAGACGTAAACACAAGGAGAAAGTATGAAAGTGTTGTTTATTATAATCATTGCCGTGGTGTTCCTCTTGCTTCTCAACAACATGGATGACCGGTTGCTGTACATAGAGAACTACCTGCGTCAGATCAAGGATTTGCTTCACGAAATCAAGAGCAAGTTATGAGAATCATTCAATCTACTATAATCATCGACGAGAAACTGCCGGACATCATGGTGCAGTTCAAAGCCGACAATAATGTGACGGTCTGGGATGATTTGTCACGCGAGGAACAGATAGCCGCGCTTAACGCTATGGCTGGTACTTGTTCTCTGTTTTCAAAAAACATAAAGAAACCATAATGAAAATCAACTATAAGGAGATACCCCCAACCGTCCGAATCGGGGGGGCGAACATCGAGATTCGTCAGGTCGAGAGATGTTCGAGTAATAACCTCGGAGAATGCTGCATCGCAGGCAGCTACATCGAGATTGCCGAGAAATTCGACAAGTGTGACCAGCAGAGCCAAGATAGCAAGCGCAACACTTTCTATCACGAATTGACTCATGCTATTCTCGATACTATGGGTGAGACTACGCTGAGCAGGAACGAGAAGTTCGTATGCGGATTCTCCAGCTTCCTGTGCGAAGCTATGACCCACGCACGCTTTCAGGTTATGGAAGAAGACAACCAAGAGTAATCATCTGAACAATGGGTACAAAAATAGAGTGGACCAACAAGGTATGGAATCCCGTATCGGGCTGCACTAAGGTCAGTGAGGCTTGCCAGAACTGTTATGCTGAAGTGATGGCAAGACGTCTGAGCGGAATGCCTGGCAGCAAGGAGAAATACAAGGATGGATTCAAGGTGACGATTCACCCGGAAAGCCTCTATGAGCCTTACAAGTGGAAGAAACCATGCATGGTCTTCGTTTGCTCTATGGGCGACCTGTTCCATGATGATGTTCCTATCCAGTTCATTGACGAGGTGATGAACGTGATCAGCGAGAATCCGCAGCACACGTTCCAAATTCTCACCAAGCGGGCTGGAGCGATGTATTCATATTTTCAACATGAGGATGTTCCGAAGAACGCATGGCTCGGTGTCACCTGCGAGAGTGCCAAACATTATGACAGGGTGAGTCTTCTCCGTGATATTAACCGTGTGAGTCTTCTCACCGATTTCCATAGCAAGACTGTCAAGTTCCTGTCATGCGAGCCTCTGTTGGGTGACATGGCGGATATAAACCTTGACGGTATTGATTGGGTGATTACAGGAGGCGAAAGCGGTTCGCGAGCCCGAAGGACACCGATTGAATGGTTTCGGAATCTTCGTGACAGGTGTGTCGAGACCGGCACGCCTTTCTTTTTCAAGCAATGGGGTGCGTTCGGCCCGGATGGTATCAAACGCAGCAAATATCTGAACGGTTCTGTACTGGACGGTCAGCAGTGGAAACAGATGCCACTTATAAAGCAAGACGATAATGATTGACGAATTAGACAAGCAACTGCAGTATATCAAGACTTGCCCTCACTATACGGTCTTTGCCATAGACCTTTTCTGTGGCGCGGGCGGTGAAACGACAGGTATTGAACTGGCTATGGTGGATGGTAAGAAATGCGCCAAGGTCATAGCCTGCGTCAACCATGATCCGAACGCTATTGCATCTCATGCTGCGAATCACCAATCCGTTCTGCATTATATCGAAGATATACGTACCCTCAACTTAGGCGGATTGGAGCAGTTGACGGAAGCTGTCCGGACTTTTCATCCAGGTTCATATATCCTGTTGCACGCTTCACTTGAATGTACAAACTTCTCCAAGGCCAAGGGTGGTCAACCACGTGACGCAGACTCCCGAACTCTGGCTGAGCATCTATTCCGATACATTGAGGCTATCAGACCGGATTATATCCAGATAGAGAATGTGGAAGAGTTTATGTGCTGGGGAGAGCTCGACAAGAACGGCAAGCCTTTGAGTAAAGACCGGGGTAGCAGTTATGTTCGTTGGGTGAACAACGTCAAACATTATGGGTATGATTTTGACTACAGGTTGCTTAACGCAGCTGATTTTGGCGCATACACAAGCCGTAAGCGCTTTTTCGGTCTTTTCGCCCGTCATGGATTACCGCTTGTCTTCCCGCATCAGACCTATGCGAAGAACGGTGACGAAGGTGGGCTTTTCCATCAGTACCGGAAATGGAAACCTGTACGTGAGGTGTTAGACCTGCAGGATGAAGGGGAAAGCATCTTTGGTAGAAAGAAACCGTTATGTGAAGCTACATTGGAGCGCATCTATGCAGGATTGGTGAAGTTTGTGGCAGGAGGTAAGCAGAAATGTGACGCCTGGATCCTAAAGTACAACTCCATGAATAAAGATAGAAGCCATAATGCACCCTCTATCGACGAGCCCTGTCCTACTGTTGCTGTGCAAAACAGATTAGGTTTATGCAAGTGTAATTTCCTGAGTCTGTATTATGGTGGCGCAGAGCATAACCAATCTATTGAAGAGCCAGCGGGTACTGTGACAACCAAAGACCATCATGCTTTCCTTTCGGTTCATTATGGACACGGTTGTAATAGAGATATTGACAAGCCTTCACCTACTGTGACATGCCAGGACAGAATTGAGCTTATTTCAAGCCAGTTCTTTGCCAATGAGTATAGTGGCGGAGGACAGCTTTCTGATATAGAGAAACCTTCACCCGCTATACTTACCAAACCGAAACAGCATTTAGTCACGGCTAAACGCTGGCTGGCGAATACCAACTTCAAGAATGTGGGTAGCAGCATAGATTCTCCAGCACCGGTAGTGACAGCCAACTATAAGTACCACTATCTGATGAATCCGCAGTTTGCATCTGCAGGAGGTTCCATAGACAAGCCCTGTTTCACATTGATAGCCCGGATGGACAAGATGCCTCCGTATCTGATAAGCACAGAGAGCGGAGAAGTCGGAATCGCTGTATATGATTCGGATTCATCAATGACGTGCAAGGTCAAAGAGTTCATGGCTGCATACGGTATAGTGGATATCAAGATGCGTATGCTGAATGTGGGTGAACTTAAACGTATCATGGGCTTCCCTGATGATTATGTGCTTATCGGCACTCAGGCAGAGCAGAAGAAATATATAGGCAATGCCGTGGAGGTAAATATGTCCCGTATGTTATGTGAAGCACTTGCTACTAAATTAAACCTCACAAGACAAGCAATATGAATATTATTTGTATGACAGAGGAGTTCTGGGCGAACTCACAATTCAGCGTAGCAAGATATTATGGACGTATAGGAATTGACGGGCATGATTTCTTGATTGTAAACAAGGAAGGTAAGGATGTGTTCCAGTGTTCCGCCGAAGCAGAAAAGGATGGTCGTGAACATGCCATTGAGCCGGGTGAACCTGCAGACCTTTGCCGTTCTGATTTCGTCAAGTATTACAAGGAACTCAAACGTGACAGATTCCTTGAAGTGTTGCGCGAGAATCCCAATGCCAGCGATAAGGAGCTATTAGAAATATTCAAACAACTGACAGCAAAGAAGAAATGAAGTGCTATTTCAACAACCGGACAGTGAATGATAGTGTTTGTTCTTCCTGTACGCTAAAGAATGAATGTGTTGCTTATAACACACGGCAGACAGAGCATGTCAGTTCCGGAACCCCAGTAAACGTTTATATATGAAACTTGCATCACATAATACCTTCAGCTATCTGCCGGTACGCAAATGGTGGATGAAGCCTTTCGCATGGATGGCACGCTGCCAGAGAATAACCACATATCAGCAGTTTAGATGTGGCGCTCGCTTCTTTGACTTAAGGGTCAGATTTGACAAGAAGAGAGAGCGAATAATATGTCATGGGCTTATTGAGTATATGGACAATGAAGATACTTTGTCCGTTGCTCTTTCGATTCTTGATCATAAGGGTAGCTGCGGGATGAGGGTGGTCCTCGAAACGAACAAGAGTGATGAGTTTCAGGAAGGTTGTTTCCGCCAATACTGCAGACACCTTCAAAATGAGTTTCCTAACATCATCTTCTGTGGCGGTAACAATCGCACTGATTGGGGTTGCAAGCATCCCATATACGATTTCGGCAATCCACTTCCGGATATTGAGCATAAGTATTCAAGTACAACGAGCCTCTTTCCGAACGGTCCCAAGTGGCTGAGGCGTATCGATGACCTCTGTCCTTGGTATTATGCCAAACATCACAACAAGGAGAATCTTGAGAAGGGGACGAGCCATGAGTTTCTGATGATTGACTTTGTTGATATACAGTGATGAAGAAATTAGACGAGTTATGTATTGCCAACGCTGTGGTCGCTCATGGTACTATGGCGGGTCTTCCTGTATATGAGCCTCCATATTATTGGTGGATAACCGATATAGAAAGGCGCATGTGGGTGCGAGAAGAAATGCGCAGGTATGGCAATAAATTACTGCATTTGCAACTCAGTAAGTACAATAAGCGTTACACAAAAATAGCTAATGAGTTGTTTGTACACAGCAATATGGGTTTTGCCGATATTGGTAGAACCCTTGGCTATCAGGGTTCACTCTGGATGGCAAACGAATTTAACAAACACACAATATGAAACCAGTAGAGTTTGAGGGCGTAAATACGACATACGCAAAGAATCAACCAGAGTATCTTCCATTACCGGCACAGAGGATTAACGACAATACAATCATCACATGCTGGGAGTTGACCGATGAAGAAATCAAAGTGCTTAAAAAGACCAAGAAGCTGTGGCTTGGTGTGATGACATTCAACAAACCCTTGCAGCCGCTTCTTCCATCAGTATCAAAACAAGACATTTTAGAAGCATGAATAAGTTACAAAAATTCTTCAACTTTTTCAACCAGAAGGTACTTATATGTGACCTTGACGGCACACTGATAGAAACAAAGAGCGGTAAGACTTTTCCTGAGAATGAGGACGATTGGAAATTCAAGAAGAACATCAGGGAGGCCATCCAAGAGTATAATCCCAAGTACGTTTTCATCGTAACCAATCAAGGTGGTATCGAAAAGGGTTTCGTCGATGAAGGTAAATTCGCAACTAAACTGAGGGTTATTAAGGATGAAATCCGGTCGTGGGGTGATTATATTGTCTATGCCACTTACTGCACCTCCAACGATAAGAACTGTAAGTATCGCAAGCCCAACACCGGAATGATAGATTGGTTGCGTCACGATTATGTTGGCGGCAATGACTTCAACCCTCGTAATGCGCTCATGATCGGCGATGCAAGCGGTCTTATAGGTCAGTTCTCAGATACAGACTTACAGTGTGCTCGTAATGCCGGTATCAAATACATTGATGTTGCAGATTTCATTAGGGCTATGGTGCCTTGCAGCATGTGCGATTCATGCAGTCTGGGTAGGGACATACCCGTATCGCGTCCATGTGACTTTAGTAAGAGATTCAGGCTGAAGGCTAACCTTTTAAACAAGTGAAATAATGAAAGCAAGAAACACTGTTACAGGCGAAGTATTTAGGGATTTTGGAATCTCTAAGGAATTTGGGACAGCATCAGGAATTGATGAGAATAACAAATTGAGATTCTTTACGCCTGCAGATGGCGCTTTTGAGATAATTGATGAACCAGAGGGGAAAGATTGGGATGAGTTCAGATGTGATGCTGCGAGTCGATTTATGGCGGCTGCTTATGGTAAATACGGAACGCTCTTGGAACCGCGTATAACTGCCAAACAAAGCATTCATTACGCCGACATTCTTATTGAAGAACTTAAAAAACAAAGTGATATATGAGAGACAACAACAAAAGTAGAGGCTTGGGTCTTTGCGGAGTGCTGACGGTAGTATTCGTCGTTCTTAAACTGACCCATAACATTGATTGGTCATGGTGGTGGGTGCTTGCTCCATTATGGGGTGGCATAGCTCTTATCATTGCCTTGTTACTAATCTTGTTAATCATTAAACTGTTATGACTGTAAATTTCACAAACGAAAAGGAAGAGCATATTAAGAGCTGGCCCAATTGGACCGGAGTCGTTCCTCAAATCGGAGATACTGTAATCCTCAACTTTGGCGATTACAATGAAATCCCGGAGAAGCATACGGTTACAGGTCGAGTCATCGATGGAAAGAAGCCGGACAAGGTTACTCTTGTCATAAATTGGGATTGATATGGATGCGGGTATTCATTTGGGTATGGATAAAGCCCATAAGGAGTTGGAGGATGAAGCCAAGCGCATGATAGCAAGTTCGATTCTTGACGATTCACCTAAACCGGTCTTTGTCGCTGCAGACTTTGGACAAGGAAAAGATTTGAGTTCGCTCATGCTTATAGATAAAGGCACCGGTAAAGTTGTCAGTTATGACAAAACAGCTGTCATTTCCATAAATGAGAACATGAAGATGGAAGTGCGCAAGAACGATTTTTCATATACGCCTCCTTCCGCAGAATGGAATGCCAAACTCAATTTCACCCATAAGCAGGCACGCCAGTTCCGAAAACTCAGAAGGGAAGTTGGTTTACACAAGTCACGTATTCCACGCAAAAGAAAGAAGAAGTTTAAGGCTTTTATGCGTATGACGATGCTATGCTGGCCAGATAGCGTATTCAGCCAAGTTTGCGATTATTCTAATTATTAACCGACAGGCATTCCGACAAGGATGCCTTTTTTATTTCCATAACAATGAAGACTATTTTCGTTTCAATCCCCTGCACCGATCACATGGCAGAGCTGCCAGCAAGGTGCAAAGCCGCGCATGAGAAGTATGATGCGCCCGGTGTTAAGGTATTCACGCCTAAAGATGTGGTTCCGGATTCAAGCACACCCTATGCCACATGTCTGGGTAAGACCATTGAGAAGGTTCTGGAAGTTGATGAAGTTGTCTTCGCCAACGGCTGGGCTGATTCCAAAGGTTGTACTATGGAAATGCACGCCGCACAGACCTATAACAAGAAATGGATTGTAGATGTCAAGATTTGATAACGATTAAAACCAGGAGATATGACTGACGCATTATGCTTTATTGCGCTCGTGATAGCCGCTTTCGCTGTCATAATTGCTGGCGCTGTATTCATCGCAGTAAGATGCCTCGCCGATGATATTAGGGAGCAGATTGAAGGTTTTGAAAAGCGTCTGGACAACTTCGCTGAGGCTCGGATGTTTGAAAGGAAAGAACAACGATATCACCATGACGAAAAGTGAATTTCTCTCAGAGTACACAGCCTTACTGACAAGGTATTGTGTGAACAACAAGGATTATGAGAACATTCAGCATAGGGATATTCTCAAAACAGACATTCCCATAAAAGCAAGGAGCAGCGTAAGAGTGCAGCTGTCCACTTACCTGACAGCAACAGATGAATAGATAACCTAAAAGAAATACTTATGAAACGTGATGTGTGGAAAGACGTAAAAGGCTATAAGGGTCTTTATAAGATAAACCGTGAAGGTGTTGTCATCAACAAACGAGGCAAGGTGGTAGGGACAGAGTTGTCGCAACGAGGTTACGTGCGCGTCAGACTGTATAAGAACAACGTCAAGAAGAATCATAAGGTTCACCGCTTGGTAGCCCAGGCTTTCATCCCCAACCCCAGACGTCTGTCACAGATAGACCATATCAATGGTGATAAGACGGACAACAGAGTCCAGAACCTTCGATGGATGGACAACAGAGAGAACAACAACGCATTCAAGAGTGAACATCTGAACAAGCAGCCGGTGGTAATCATCGGCTGTTTTGGTGAAATACTGAGATACTTCTCTTCATTACGCGAAGCAGCATCTGCCATAGGTGTCAGCAGGCATGGTATTTCAGCCGCCTGCCGTGGATTACAGAAGACATCAGGCGGTTATTCATGGCGTTTCGTGACTGAAGCTGAATTTGCTTTGTTCAACAGGAAGGCTGTATGACATATACGGCCCGGAGAAAAACAATATCATTCTAATGTATCGAAAAAAGAAACCGGCAGGTTTTGATGAACGTCTTCAGTGGTCTATCAATTTGTTGAAGAAAGCAGAAAAACTCGCTTTGCAATATGATCCTGATGACGGATTCTATTTAGCCTTCTCAGCAGGCAAGGATTCCCAAGCATTATATCACATCGCCAAACTTGCAGGTGTCAAGTTTCAGGCTCACATGAACTTTACGAGTATTGACCCTCCAGAGGTTATTCGCTTCTGTCGCGAACATTATCCTGATGTCATAACTCATGCACCCGAGGACAGCATCTACAATATTGCCGTAAACGGGAAATATCTGCTGCCTTCACGTATCATTAGATGGTGCTGTGCCATTCTTAAAGAGACTGGAGGTGCCGGTACGGTCTGTCTTACAGGTGTACGCAGACAGGAAAGCATCAGACGCTCCAAACGTAACAGCGTTGAAGTTAGCAACAGCTCCTTCTCCGGGGACCTCGATGCCTTCGAGACGTGGAGAAAAGAGAAGATTGCCAAGAAGATTCAGCATCTCAACCAGGACCAATTCAGTGAACAAGACGAGGAACAAATCAGATGTATCGGCGGCAAGGATAAAATCATTGTCAATCCGATAATAGACTGGTCTGAGTCTGATGTCTGGTATTTTCTCAACGAAGTTGTGAAAGTGCCTCACTGCTCGCTATATGACAGAGGATATAAACGTATCGGATGTATCTGCTGTCCTATGGCAAATTATAAGCAGAAACTCATCGAATTGGCGGATTACCCCCATGTCAAGCGCAACTGGATAAATGCCATCAAGCGGATACGCGAGCAGGGTATCGCAAAGAATATCCTGACAGAGAACTATTTCGGCAATGGTACGGAAGACGAGATATGTGAGAACATCTTCCAATGGTGGATCAGCGGGAAATCCTATGACGAATGGTATGCTGAGACATTCCTTCAGCAAAGGATTGATTTTGGAGAGGAACAACAATAGAATGATATTGTAACCGGCAGTAGCAAACAATATGTGGGTATTGTATTTCCATTTCAGAATAATTCGAGTTGTGTGATTGTGGTGCCGTCTTGCAATTTGGTCTCTCCGAGGCATTCCTCCCTGAACCGCTCTTCCTGGAGGTCATAGTATTCTTTGCTTATCTCACAAGCGTAGAAGTCAAACCCCATCTTATAGGCAGCGATGCGGCTTGAACCACTTCCAAGATGGCTGTCGAATATCTTGTCACCCGGCTTTGCGAAGGTCTTTAGCAGATAGGCGTATAGTTCTATTGGTTTACAGGTGGGATGCCATACAACCTTGTCGATGTGACCGCCTCGGTTGGATATTGTGATCAGTTTGGCTGGTTTATCAAATGACGTCCAGGCAAACTCACATTGACTGAAGTTCTCCCATACCTGCTGCTTATCCCAGATGACAAAGCAACGGCAAGGAGGTAAGGGAAAGTAGTTACCTCCCCAGATAATCTGGTTCTTGCTGACGCGGAATAACTCCTTCCAATATTCTGTGGGGGGTGCAACATCCCAACTCATATCATGGCGGTTGAGGGTGCGATTCTTAAGTTTCCCGCTCCCTTGAACAGAGGATTTCTTGAGCTGATACGGCGGGTCCACTATCGCAAGGTCAAAGAATGCGTCTGGAAGCGTCTTCATATAGGCTAAGCAGTCTGTATTGAACACTTCGCTAACCATTGTCTTTGGGTAACAATACCCACATAATGTAATGCTTCATGGGGATTGCCTTGAACTTATGCGGGATATTCCGGATAAGAGTATCGACATGATTCTGAGTGATCCGCCTTATGGAACGCTAAACAAGAGCAACCCGGATGCGCAATGGGATAAGGAAGTTGACCTTAAGGCATTATGGAGGCAATACAAGCGCATCATCAAGCCCAACGGTGTCATTCTTCTGTTCGGTCAAGGTGTCTTTGGAGCCAAGCTGATTATGAGTAACCCGAAATGGTTCAGATATGACTTCGTTTGGGATAAGGTCAGGAAATCCAATTTCCTTAACTGTAAGAAGATGCCGATGCGTCAGCATGAGCAGATATTCGTGTTCTACGGCAAGCCGCCTCTGTATAACCCTCAGATGGTCCGGTGCAAGGAGTCTCAGAAGAACCACAGCAGAGGCACGACAGGACGAGAGCAGAAGACCTCCTGTTACGGCAAATACAACGTGACGGAAACCATAGATACCGATTACAAGTATCCCGGAACTATCGTTCGGTTTCCCAAAGGGCACAGTAAGGAAGACTGGAAGCACGGGACAACCAAACCGGTCAATCTCTTGCGTTATCTCATCAGGACATATTCCAAAGAGGGTGATGTCATCCTTGACAATTTTGCAGGATCCGGCAATACACTGATTGCCGCCATCAAAGAGAAGAGAGACTGGATAGGTATGGAGATATCGGATAAGTTCTATGCTTTGGCTCAGCAACGTATAAATGACGAACTAAGAGAACCAACTTTATTCTGAAATGAGCAAACAACAACGAGGTGGCGTAATCCATTTTCGCGACCGTGACAGGGATGCATGGCCGCAATCTGATTTCAGGGATGTATATGTCAAGCCTAATATCAAGCTGCCTGAAGCACCCAAGAATCACATGATTTTAACTTGTAACCCTTCCGGGCTAAATATTTTCCATAAGAATTTCATCAACGACAACAATGAAAGAGATTCCCGATGAGCTGTACAACCAATTAGACTACTTGGGGTTGATTCCCAACGAAGTCCGTTCAACCAATGTAGGCAAGAGTGATTACTCCAAGCATTTCATCCAGCCCTGGACAATATGGTTGGATGCCAATCTCAACCCGTGGGATGCGGATATAGTCAAGCGCATATTGAGGACAAAAGAAGGTGATTCCCGTATGATGGACTATGAGAAAATCATCCATATATGCGAGGAGCGTATCAGACAGCTTAAGTTCACTGCGAAATGAAAAAGGTTGTAATCAAAACCGTGATGGAATATGAAGGTATGGAGTGGACATCACGGGTTGTGGACTTTGGTATTAGCCTTATGGTGGCGGCGGCTATCAACGAAGTGATTTGCGCCTTTATCATGGTGAAGGAATCCGACCTGTTCCGTCGTTCCGTCAAGCATAATGCGACAAGGGCTGTCAAGGAGGCTGAAGCCAAGCAACGTGAGTTGAAGGAATCGGCCGGGGATGGAGAGCTGTTCGCGTCTTACTCCGATGCAGTCATAGACAAGGCGCGTAACGACATAACATTGCTGCAGCTTGCCATCAAGCAGGCGCTTGACACGCATAAAGTCAAACATTCAGATATCCTTGCTCGCGCTGAATGTGCGAGGGTATTATTGGATATGTCAGCGAAGCAGTTCGCCAATACCATCAGGACTGCCGAATGCAGGTATCTGAAAAACTTCTATGAGCACTTCAAGGAGTTTGACATGAAGCATCTGCATGATGCATGGAAGATGGTTTGTACGGAACTGTTCGTGGGTTATAACGTTGACCTCAACACACCGACGGTGAAGGGGCTGTTCGAGTCTATGCTTAACAAGTTCTCCAACGGAGAGTACATATATGGTTGTCTGGACCAGGCGTATGAGGAATATCCCGAGAAACGACCTAATTAAACATCAAAATAACTATGGGAAAATTTATCATTTATTTCAAGGAGAACAGAAACGGGCATTGCGCTTATCGTTTCGTCAAGAGTTATCGTAAGGGTGGTTTCTTAAGGAAAGAGCGTATTGAATATACGCTGGACTTGGTTCAGGCTATGGACTTTCCGGATATGGAAGTCGTAGTCAAAGCCCACAAGCGTTTGTCTGCAGATTATCCCGATGCGGCTGTGAACTATATGGATGTCGAGGAGTTCAGGGACAGATTCGCACTGCATCGGTTCTGGCTGATATGCAGGCATGACAATAACGGTCAACCAATCGAGTATTACAGCGGCACCGGTAAGGGACATTTCTCCTGGACGAACGACATCACTAATGCCCTGTTGGGTCTGGATGCGAAGACGCAGGAAGAAACTTTCAGGCGTATCCGTCTGACCGGTGACAGGATTACCCTCATCCCTGTCTATCTCGACCTGATCAACGACCTTCTGAACCCCAACTTCATCATCACCTGTACCAGCAAGACCGGTGAACAGAAGACCAAGTTCTTCGCCCGCAGGGAGGGTAACAGACTGAGGTTGGTTGAGACATCCGATGCCGCCAAGAAATTCAACTACCGCGAAGGACTGGAGGCGTTCGAGACTCTGAAGATAAACAACAAGAACTTCTTATATGCCATGCTTCCTGCATTCAAGGAGAATGTGTCATATAAGAATCTGGAAGCCTATTGCAAGGCAAACAACCCGTCTCGCGCCCTGCAGATGGAGATTAAGCTGGACGCTCTGAATAAATGACGTATGGACCAGACAAAAGCGCAGAAACTCGTTGATGACCTTATGGAACTCATCAACAAGGAGAAGCTGGAAGGTTCTGAACGTCTCGCGGTCGTTTCGATGTTCTTCTCCACGGAGATAGCATGTGCGTTCTTGTCCGGCGTGATAGATGACACGCTGCCTACAGACCAGGTTCTGGACGGTGCGTTTGAAATCATACGTAAGGAGGTGAAGGATGCCATCTCACATGGCGGAGTGGCAGTGGATATTAAGGGAGATTGTTGACGTGAAACATAAGACTATGACTGAGCAGGAGGGACAGGAGATCCTGGACCGTATATCCGAGTTGTTCAACGAACATGAACTCACACTCGGTGACGCCTTTCGGGTACTGTCCTCCATGTTCATCAGTCTCACGAATGACGTTCAGAAGAGATATCCGAAAGAGAATGTCATTGGCGAAGCGGTCAAGTATCTGAATATCATCCGATATAACGTACTACCTCCTAAAGACAGACCGAACTGATATGGCACGATTGAAGAAAGCAGAGAGGGAACGTAGGGAGAAAGAGAGGATACACCGCGAGACTGACTGTATCAGACGTAAGGTCGTGGGTGATTTCTTTATCAGCTTCTCACGTCATATACGTCCTTGGCTCCTTGGTATGGCGGAACGGTATATCGAGAGAGGTATATACCCGATGCTGGCGCAGTCTATCCTGCCTTCCTATTACGAGGACAAGAATGACAAGGAGATAGCTGCTTTCGCGTCCCTGTTGCTGGACCCCGAATCAGAGTTTGACAGGATCCAGGCGTTCCGCGAGATGATGGGGGAGCATCCGTTTCTTTGGTTTGGTAAAAGGGATTATGTCATACTCTCTACCGGTGCCAATCAGAACAAACTGATAGGCGGCGTCCCGGGATGGAAGATAGCCAGGCTGATGGAGAAGCTATGGCAGCGAGGACGTATGGACGCTCAGGAAGGTGACGGTACATACTATGTCCTTACACCTATCATGGTGACACTGAATGTGAAGTACCTCAACTGGCTTCCGGAGGATGCCGTACTTGATATGATAGGTGACTGCATTCCCAAGAAAGAGAGTCTTTATCGAATAAGGCTCGCATTGCTCGTTCTTTTGACGCCTGACGGCATCGGTCAGGATGTGTGGTCAGTTGAACCGGAACGTCTGAGATGTCCACTCTCAACCAAAATAACACCGTTCCTTGAAACGTGGTTTCCCGACTATACGAGATACGGTACAAGGGAAGAGGCTATTGAGCTGTTCGACATGCCTCATCATTATGATTTCTTCTATGCTTATCTGGCTTACATGGAGATAGGCAAAAGAAAACCCCGCGAGTGCAGCAGGCTCGCCACTACATACCGACGATGGTATGACCGTGGCGATGATAAATACAGACCTGCTGTCTGGCGGGAAATAATGGACAGGGTGGAACAACAAGACCTTGCTTAGTCTTATCGTGTGGGGAGTAGCTGTCATGCTGCTCCCCACTTTTTTTTGTTATGTGCCGGTGAAGAACCCCATACCGCTCAAGTCGAGATTATCGGCATCCACGCAGATGTAACGTGATGTCATGTTCTCGTTCTTGTTGTGGTTCATCAGGGCGCAGATGACGGCACGCGGCACACCGCGCAGAGTCAGGTTGGTGGCGAAGGATCTCCGGGCCGTATGACTCCCGACATACTCGTACTTGGGTCGCGTCTGCGTCTTACCGTGATAGAATATCTTGGTTTCCTGACTGATACCGCATCGGCGACAGATACGTTTGATGACATCGTTATAAACGGCTCTGTTATGTTCGCCGGTGGGCTTGTACTGCAGGTAACGCATGAGGTTGCGATGTATCGGTATGGAGCTCTCCACCTTCGTCTTCTGACTCACATAACACAGTCTGCCGTCAATGATGTTATGCTCGGTGAATGACTTGACATCGGACGTCCTGGCACCGCAGTAGCACTCGATGAGGAAAGCCGCCTTGATGTCCCGTTCCGTGTCATTATGGGGAACATATCGTTCGATACGCTCTATCTCCTCTTCCGTGAGATAGACGTTCTGTGACGGCACTCTCTTAGCCTTCAATTCCTTCCCGGGATTCTTACAGGGGAATAAATTCTCATCCAGATAAGCGGAAAGGAAAGCCTTCAATACGGCGAGATAGGTACATGCCGTATTACCGGCTACGTTGTCACAGATATTATCCCTCATCTCGGACAGGTTAAGCGTCGTGAGGTCGCTCCACTGCACCTCCTGAACGCCTATCGCATCACGCATATACCGAAGGATATGCGCATAGCTGGGTTGTCTTCTGACAAACTCCTGCTCAAAACTTAAAATTCCGTTCATATCATTTGGTTTTTATTGATTACGACGAGTGAAGCCGGACAATATCCCATCGTCCGGCTCCTGATTAACCTAAATACTTATGTGGTAAAAACGTACACACGAAAGTATGTGTAAACATGTTGACCACACTGCTACGACTATGGTAATCTTGCTGCCGGAGGACGTTTTACCGTCATCCGGCATTGTTTACAGGCGCAGTGTACCCGCTCTTGCCGCCTCACAGCGTCTCAGCACCTCCTTACGGTCACGTATGAGTATCCTGGCTCTCATATCCATACCTTCGCCCGTGGGCTTATCCAGGACACCTATCGCAACCATCGTGAGGAAGTCCTCGATTGCCATACGGCGTGTAAGAAGGAAGGGGAACATACCGAAGTTACGTGGCGTCAACTCTGTCCTGCCTTGTGACTCCTGCAGGAAGAGGCATTCGGGTTGTCCCTTGATAGTAACGGTGACACATGGCGCATCCTCCTGTCCCGGGATGTCAAGCACGGAACCGGTAAATGTACCTCTGCAGACAAGGTTGAGCAGTATAGCATCCTCGATGTACTCCGTATCTGCATATCCGCATTGTACGCGCACGTCATCAATGCCGTCTGAGTAGAGCATATCACCCTTACCCATCAGGTCCTCGGCACCGGTATGGTCGAGGATGACACGCGAATCAATACCCGATGCGACGCGGAACGCGATACGTACCGGGAAGTTCGCCTTGATGTTTCCTGTCACGATGGTCGCCGACGGACGTTGCGTGGCTATGATCATGTGGATACCGACGGCACGGGCTTTCTGTGCGATACGGCATATCATACGCTCCATATCCTTCCCGGCTGTCATAATAAGGTCGGCATACTCGTCTATGACCACGATGCAGTAACGCATGTAGTCTTCACCGTTGAGCTTGTCATTATACTCTTTGATGTTACGTACTCCTTTCTGCGAGAGAAGGGTGTAACGGTACTCCATGAGGTTAATGACACGCTGCAGGATAGCGACAGCATCCTCTGTGGTCGTGGCTATGTCATCGGCGAGATACTTGTGCCAGAGAGGAGCGTAGATGTTGAGCTCAACCTGTTTGGGGTCGATGAGCACCAACTGCATCTCTTCCGGTGTGCGCTTGCTCATCAGTGAGAGCAGCAGCATGTTCAGGCATACCGACTTACCTTGACCGGTCGCACCGGCAATAAGCAGGTGCGGCATCTGTGTGAGGTCACGGATGAAGAGTTCTCCCTGTACCGTCTTGCCTATGGCGCATGGAAGTGCCATCCTGCAGGACTCGTAATCGACATGATGCAGAACGCTGTCCATGTGTACTATCTGACGTTGGAAGTTGGGAACCTCAATGCCAATCGTACCGCCTGCGAGCGGTCCCATGATGCGTACCGACTCCGTACCGACCGCCAAGGCAAACTCATCAGCGAGTCTGCGTACACGTGTCATATTCACACCCATATCCGGTCTGAACTCATACAGGGTGACGCTGGGTCCTTTCGTGACTCTCCAGCTCAGCGGTTCAATCTTATGAACCCTGAGCACCTGTTCTAACTTGTAAGTGTAATCCATAATGATTGTTTGAGTTATTATTGGCGGAGCAGCTGATGTCACTCAATCAGCTCCAGGACGTGGGATTTGTCCTTTGGAAAAGTGATGCGCACCCATGTCAATGAGTACGCATCTGTTTAACTCTTTAAATACTACAACTATGCGCCTCACGGCGTTCGTATGTAATAATTAGCACAAAGATAAGGATTCGCCCTTATCCTTGTATGGCGATGTTAATCCTTAACATAGTTAATGTACGGATTTAACATTAGTAGTGTTGCTGAACGAGGTTGTCGATAGAATCAAGCACCTCATCCACGTCACGTATCACTCCCATCTTACCGAGATCTTCCACGATACATTTAAGTCTGACGTAGTTCTTAACCCCCACACGTGTGGCTCCTACGCCGTTTTTTACGAATGACGGGCGTATGGAATGGAAGTGCTTACGGAAGAACTGTTCAAGCGACATGAAGCCCACTGTCTTGCTCTTCTGTTCCCTGTTGCTGAAATACTCAGCGGCTAATTTCCTCAGTCTCATAGTTACTTCTCAATTAGTTAAGTTACTACCCTGTTAATTACTGACCGCCTGCACCGTATGAGCCTTGAAGTGGAATAATGCATCTGCAGGTGTCATAGGAATCGGGGTTGAAAGTATTTCCTCCTTACCCCGGCGGTACACCCTCCATTGGGTGTACTTCTTCTGGGTTGTTTTCTCTTCTTTCATTGCGAATCATTTTAGTTAGACATAATGGCGATTATAGCTGCGTTTCCACAGCTATAACCTTCTTGTTACTCGGCGATGTAATCATTCCAGAGAGCTTGTGCCATGATCTCCGCTGCAATCTCGTCCTCGGGAAGTTGGTTGAACATATCCAATGTGTTGCCATGAAGATCCTCGTCCCCGGCTTCCAAAACATCTCTAATCTCAGAGATGACATCGAGCATATCATCTTTGAGCTGTTGAAAATCCTCAATAGGATTACCGTCGCTGTCATAACAATGGTCGTTCGGATCATTAAGGTTAAGTAGGATGTCGCCCGTTAAGTTGATAAAGTGATATTCATGATACCCGGGTACGAACGAATACTCTGTCTTGGCGTACTGTTCGCGCAGTGATTTGAGAATGAATATCAGCTCTTCTACCGGATGCTGAATAACGTATTCGCCTTCTTCTTGGTAGTCTTCAAAGAGCAGGATGATACCGTTATCGATTGGATTTAGGTCCACACCCTGCAGCAATACCTCGCCGTCATGGTCGTCAATCATGATAGGTGTCTCGAACGTCCACGCAAATCCCATTTTCTTCATCTCCTTGCGGATGTCAGCGATTACCTGCTCTTTGAGCTCCTTTACTTTTTCGTTGTAGTTTTTTGTTTCCATAATTGATGTTTTTTAGGTTAAACGTGGTTCCCTGCAAGCATTTCCGTACTTGCAGGAATAAATCACCAATGATTCGCAGTACGTATGTGTTTCATTGTGAATGTAGCGGTCTCTAATGAGCCCTTGAACTTGATGCGGGTAAAGAATGTCACACCCAATTCTCCTGTGTTGGACAGTTCAGTCTCGACCTTTGTGATTTTGGATGTGTGATTCTTTCCGTCATCAGGGCAATACCATTTGACGGTATCGTTGATGCTGTAGGGAATGACAATCAATCCGTTCGGTTTCTCACCCAGATCCACGAAGAAATCAGTCCATCGGTCGTGGCAATTTGCGTTCTTTTCAGGAAGGTATGGCCAGGCGTGACTTGCATTCATCTTGTCATTGGTTATAAACCCACAGTCATATTTGCCGGGAGTATAGTTCTCCTTCTGTGAGTAGGCGGGCTCAAAATCACATAGGTAAATCCGTCCTTTGCGATAGTAACCCTTGATGTCCTGTTTGCACAAAAACATGTGCCCTTTAATAATCCTCGGTTCCATTGTAGTATGATTTAAGAGTTAAACAATTGTTGCCGTCACAAAAACTTTCATATCTTTGTGACGTGGAAACTAAAACGGATGTTCAGTCCGTATGTCGGGACTTACCTAAACCCAAGACTTATAGTCAGGGTGAAGTGCCACACTCTCAGGGAAATTGTAATGCGCATAATTACAATATTTAAAGAGTTAGTTTCCGTCCTCAGCTTAGGGCGCATGAGGGGCCTAAATGGATGTCTCGCTGGCATCCATTCTTTTTTTATGACCTGATTACACGGGCGTAGGAGTGAGTCGGATAGAATATTTCCTCTGCATTCCATGCGCTCGCCAAATCGTGCAAGTCCTCGAAGCAATCCACGTAATCCGAACCGGCATCGTACATCTCCAATATCTCCTTGTCGGATATTTCATTAAACTCTTTCTCGTCAAGGATGTCAGCATTGCTATCCAAGATATAGATGCGCTCACGAGATAATGGTTCCTTCATCAGACAACAGAGTAATGCGTCATTGAGCAGATTGGGGAGTTCTTCCTCGAAATAACCATCCGCGTAATTATCGATTACCTTTCCCTTGAGATTGCAGATGTCAAGGCGGTACGTGTTGTCTTCAGCTTTGACGCTTAGCTTATAACCGCGTTCTTTTAATTGTTCGTTGGCGAACTTCAGCAGTTTCTTGTTTTCTTTTTCCATAATAGTGTAGTGTTAGAGTTAAACAATAGCTGATGCTGTCAGTGTCATCCGGCAGCATCGTAGATTCATATCCAGCTCACGAAGTCAATCTCCGTCTCTTCAGTGATGTTGATAGGCTCTTCGGTGACAATCGTACCGCAGAAGTTGACCATGATACCGGCACCTTCCTTCTGAACTGTTACGGGTGTACTCCAGTCCCCGTCATCATTGTGTCTGGTGTGATACATGTGTTTGCCTTCGGGGATTGAGTTCGGATCAAGGCGCATTCCGTCAAAGAACTGCACTTCCCGGTTCTTATCTTCTCCTACTACATGAATCTCCAGCTTGTCGCAGTAATCGAGATGTTCGTTGTAATTGTAAAGCATAATAATATAATTTTGAGTTAAACATATTTGCTTTGGTGTCGAATATCACTCCGACACCAAACAATCAGAACGGAAGAGGAATGTCCTCGATGATTTCATTCATAACCTCTTTCTCGAACTTCTCCAACTCCTCGATGTAGTCATAGTTGCCTTCGTCTTCATCCTTGCCGCCCAACCTCTTCTCAAATTCAACAGCTTTCTTGATGAAGTAAGCGGCTTTATCTCTGGAATCCAACCAAGGGTAACTTCCGCTTTTCTCAATCTTGGCGATGTCTTCAGCGAGGTCTGCTACCAGATGTACGGCATTCTCCATCTCCTTGTAGGTGTATGTACGCACTTCGTCTTCTCCCTTGACCTCTATCTCAGGCAGATAATCCATGATAAAATCAATGTGCGAATAGTGTACATCACCGAGTCCAATCTCAATGTCTGACACAGAACCGTCATGCAGATTGACTGACATACGGATGTTACCTTTGGACTCCACCCATATTTTCATCACATCTACGTCGCCTACATACTCGCAATCGTCAATGCTGGCTGTTATGATGGGGTATTCTATACCGGAATCCTTCCATGTAAAACTGCCTCCCAGCTTTTCCAGGCACTTGCGCAATTCCCTTTGTTCCTTTACGGCTATTTCAGCATACGCTTTGTAAAATGATTCATGTTTCATAATTGTAGTTTTAAGAGTTAGTTACATGGTGGAGAGATGCATTTTACTGCATCATCTCCTTCGGTATCAGACAGGTTGGGTTATCATTGATGTATCTTATGATTCGCTCTATTGTAACCCAGCCGAGGCTTGCCACTCGGTCATGCCAATCATCTGCATCATCCGGATTATCCGTGTATATTATGCCCGGATTGACGTAGTGGTAGCACATAAGATGCTCAGAGCCGTCATTTTCTTTCCGTATGTAGATACAACGGATAGAACGGTGGGTAAATTCATCTTCGAGAAGGTCATAAACGTTATCGTCAATGTCACTCATGGAGATTTCAGGATTGACGAGACTCTTCATCTTGATAACTTCACATCCGGCTCTCTCATTGAAGGACAATACGTGAGTTGCCTCTGCTCCGTCCAAATCCAATCCGAACTCCTTGATGTCACCGGGCGTGGGCTTATGTCCTTTCTCGCGAACATACTCCATGAGTTGTTTAACCACCTCATCCGCAGCTCTGTTCATTGATGTCATTAAGTCACTTGCTTTCATAATCGTATTTATTTGAGTTAAGTTGTATCCTTGCGCCCGGTTAAGAGCGCATGGATAGTCAGATCTCGTAGAAGGGAATCTGGTCATCGGCTGTCATCCTTCCTGTAAGCAGTTGGAAGAAGACCGTCTCATAACGTCTATGCTCAGGACCTTCGGAATTTCTCATACAATCGAAGTATTTCTCCATTGCGGCTCGTCTGGTCATTACCTCTGTGTCGTTGTAGCAGATGACAGTTACCTGCTCTTCGAGTTTACTTTCAGCTAAACCGCTGAGAGCAGATGCTTTTGGTTCACTGAGTTCCTTGTCAAGCGTAGCCCATACGTCTATGAGAGATTCACCGAGATAGTTTAGAAGGCTGTCGCCAATCACCCATTCGGTCTCCTTGCCGGATACTTCCGTAGATACCTCGAATCGTAGTTCTCCGTCAGAATCAGCCATAACGGAATGACACAATTCCTTGGCGCATACCTCACCTTCAAGGAAGAAGATTTGTACGGGCTTCTTGAACTTATGGCAAACTCCCATACCCAGGCGGTTGAGCATATCACTAATCATCTGGCGTTTGGCGGCCTCAATCATCGTTTCATAAACTTGTCTTTGCATAATTGTAGAGTATTTGAGTTAAACAATTGGTATGTGGCAAGGAAGCTGCTCGTTGCCACACTGACTTACTTGACCTCATAGTAATCGTCGGGATAACGGCTCATATAGTTGCGAATATCCTCCTCTGTCCAATCATCGGTCATACATCCTTTACCCTGAACGTTGGTCCTATATTTGGCTATTACCTTGCCTTTCTCATATACCCTGATGGTGTAAGTCCTGTCATGGTGGTTAGCCTTGATTCTGTAATTTCTGTCTTTTCTGTTGTACATAGTTTCGGTTTTAGTTGAACATAGTGACCATTCTATTGTTTCCAATAAAATGGTCCGGGTGCTAACTTACATAGTTACCGCAAGGGGTATCTGTTGTAACGTTGGCAAAACTAAGACGATAATCGGCTGGCTTGCCGTCAAAATACGTGTTGATAGTCTCAAGGATTTCTTCCTCAGAATGGTCATCCTGATATTGGCTGAAATCGCAGTAGCTGTCATCTACATAGTCTTTGTTCTCTGACATGTGGCGTACAAAATCCTCCAATTTCTCGATGAAGAAATCGCACTCCATATTGGCCCAGTAATCCTCATTGTGGTAGATGTAACCGAAGATATGGATAAACTTTACTCCATGCTCTTCATAAATCTGGAAGAAGTCCAATTCTTCCGGTTTGGTTAATTTCTCGAATTTCTGCATAGCTGTACGTTTTGAGTTAATGGCATCTCCTGTCGGTGTCGCCCGGCAGAAGATGATAGTCACTTGATCCAATAGAAGGATGCACGTTTGCCTACGATAGCCACCGCGTCAGTTACAAGCCCTCTCGCGTTGCTGATGTCATAGACTTGTCCGAGACGCGATTCATACCTCTCGCTCTTGTTGGCTATGAATGTCTCCCAGTACATCTTGTCGATGACCAGCAATCCAAGGTCCATCAGATCTTTTGCGCTACCCGCAAGATGCAGGTCTTTCTTTGTCAGTTTCTCCATAATCTTTTGTTTTGAGTTGGTGGACAGGCGAATGTTATTCCGCCTTATCCTTCAGGCGACAATCTCCAGCTCGTGAGGGAACGCCTCTAAGTCTGAATACTCGTCGGAGCACTGCACAAAATCGCCCTTGAGATTGTCAATGGTGAAGATGCGCGACAAGTCACGGTTCTCAATGTCAGGATCGTAGAATCTTACCTTAGCGCCAACAGACAATTCCTTTCCGTTGATGTCATACATTTTCTCTTCCATAATTTAGAGTTTAAGAGTTAGTAGCTCCGTAACCGTCCGTCAAGACCGCTACGGAAATAGTTACGGGCGATAGAAGAAGCGGTGGTCCATTGATACCATGATAACTGAACCGTTGCTCTGCTCGTGCTCAAAAAAATCCTGATGCAGATATTCTTTGTTAATCTGCTTGCCTCGGAGTTCCGTCATGCCGCAATTTTTGAGAAGTGAATCTCTTCCAGCCTGTACGGTGTGCCGAAGTTGCCCCATGAGCTTGTCTTTACCTCGTACATGATGTGATACATGCCGTTCTTGCTCCGTTCATACTTGTAGCCTATTATCGTTCCCTCTGTACGTTCATCAGCGTGACGGTAAAGTTTGACGTAGCATTTCTTGCCAATCTCAAAGCCGGATGCAGGGCGCAAATCTTCAGCGACCAGGCTCCCGTCCCAAGCTCCAAGATCAACCTTTTCCCATCCCTCACGGAACGCTTTCGGCATACGCTCGATGGTGTCGAACTTGATGTCTTCGGTGGAGGTGATGAGCTTGTCCTTGCGGAGCTGCACGAGAAGATTGTTATATACATACTGCTGAATCTCTGTCGGAGCTTTGCAAGCCTCCTTATAGACGGCATAATACTGAGATGCTATCTGTCTGTTCTCGGAGAGATACTTCAGGTTCTGTCCGAAAGTCAGACCACCCAGATAATCATCGTTGACACGTGACGGATGCGAGTAGTTGCAGCCCCAATTCTGATAGTGGGATTCCCTGCGGTTCTCCGCATCCCATCTCTTCTTGAGTTCAGGGCGAAAGTCATGCCTCTCGCCATACTTGTCCACGTCATACTTGGGATAGGTGTATTCAAAATCGCCTACTTTCACTCTGACGCATTCGGTCTCGTGATTCCAATCGTCCTTGACGGTGATGTCCTCGCTCGTTCCTTTGTCGAGATAATCGAGGATGTTTTCTTTCTTTGCCATAGTTGTAGTCTTAAGTTGGTTAAACAATATGGCTCCAAGGGAAGATTCTACTCTTCCCTCAGATTCAGAGCGCCCAGAAGATTTCCTCTTCGTCATCAAAATCCTCCGGGGCCCAATCGGAATCGTATCCCTTTTCGTCTGCAAAATCCGATATAAGTTCGATAATAGCATCAATGATTTTACTTCCGTCATGGGTCATACGTAGAGGGCAGCGTTTGTGATCAACATCCACTAAAGCACGCCCTTCTTCCTCTTCTGTCCACGTCTTATTGTCGCGGATGTACTGCAACAATTCATCTTTCAGCTCCATATCCGTAAAAGTTTAGATGATTCCATTCTCGCGAAATTCGCGTGTCAGTCCGAATCGTCTGGCCAGCTTTGCGAAGAAGTTGCCGAAATAAGCCAACTCCGAATAGGAGTAGTTGTGGTTTGCAAAATCATACTGCCAGTCGATAGCTTTCTCTCTGGCGGCAGCTTTTCTTTTCTGATAATCTGTCATAGTCGTGTAGTTTTGGTTAATGGCGCACCATACCGATGTCATCCGATATGATGCATGACTCACCGCGTGGGCTGCTTGTGACGTTTCATATCTTCCGCGTGCCAGCATATCTGACATACACCGCCATAGCGGATATACTGCAAATCGGATATCTCCTTTCCGCAGTTCAGGCATTTGCAAGGTTTACTCATGGCTGTGGCTTGCAGTAGATACACTTCACTTCATAATGCTGGCGTGTGAAGAGTTTGAGCAGTGCGTCCGAACCCTTGTATGCCATATTCAGCTTAATCTCGTTGATTGTATCTTTCCCGAAGAAATCACTCCCCGAACGCAGGATATTGTTCACGTGATCCTTGTCGGCAAGGAAGGAATAGAGAGTGCATCGCCACGAACCATCCTCGTTCTGTACTCTATGTACAAAAGCGGCCAGCGCGTTACACTCGTAGATTCCGATAGTGAAATCCACATACTTGTCACCCTGTTTCTGCGTGAGCTTGACCTCACCCATCTGATGATTGTACTTTACTTCTAACATAGTCGTAATATTTTGGTTAAACAATTTGCGCCCAGAGCGGATGTCATTCCGCTCCAGACTGAAAGGTTAATCGCGCTTTACGGCAATAACATCTTCGCAACCCATATCACTCACGCGGAGTCTGATTCTGAGCAATTTGTATGCTCTGCTGGGAAGGAGGTCATACTCCTCTTCGTTTACGTCCTCCTGATAGGCTACAAGATTATATCTACCGTTTGCGTTGGCGTTGAAAGCCAGCATGTCGCAGTTATCGGCATCATAGGCGAAACCGATACCCTTCTCTTGTGCGTTCTTCCAAGCATCCTCTACCGCTTTCAGCGCCTCCTTCTGCTCGTCTGTCAGCATGACCTTACGGACAACTCCTTCATGGACTTTCTCGTTGCCCTCTTCATCGACATACTTGAATGAAGACATTCCGGCACAAATTTCCTTGTCGATGTAGTAGTCATCGGGGAGGGAATCAGCCTTGAAGTCCCATACATCAGAGGCATTGATATGTCCTTCTATCGTCTGGAAGTCAAACTCATGCTCAACTGGCTGGCCGTTCTCTGATGTGAAGTAACGCCATTCGTTATTGAGATTGAGCTGATAAGGCGACAGGGTGTCGGGAGATGCAGGTATATTCTCGGTGTACGCTTTCATGTTGGGATAGAGCTGGGTATAGTGAATCTTCATGTTTTCACTATCCTTGTCTGTCCTGACGATGAGATGAATGTCATTGTGGATAGGGTTGCCGTTCTCGTCCTCTTTCTTTGTGAGAATCTGACCGACAACTTGCACCTTACGCAGAGCGCCACCTGTGAATACGAATCCTTCTTTCAGATACACACAATAAATGTTTGAATGTGTCATAGTTGTAATTTTTTAGAGTTAAACATAATGGTTGCTCCCGCCTGAGTTTTCATACCCAGGCAGGATGATTTGAGTTTGAACGAATGTTCAATAATCCACCTTAATCCCGCATCTCCTGACAACATCCTCTTGCGAACGATGAACCCAGCAGGGATATTTATCACCCTCAGTCCACATTATCAATTCGCCATCGTGCATAGTTCGTTTGTAATCAATATAATGAGCCCTTATAGCTTCTATATGTAACCCATTTTTTTGCAATACCTCAAGAACCTCATGCACAGAGTTCCTTCGCGTCTCGATGTAATATAGATTATTCATAATTATAAGTTTTGGTTTGCGGATTCGGGGATGTCGTTCCCCGGAATCCTGTCATGCCGCCATCTTCTCCCATTCCTCAATCTGCTCGTATGTCAGCCATTCGGGTTTGAGGTCTTCGGGTATCTTGTTCCAATACTCCTTGACGGCGGCAATAGTGTCGCGGATGCTACCGCCTATAAAATGCTCATTATGATAGCGGCAGTCCCATTTGTCGTTATCCTCGTTGCCTGACTTGCCGAAATATGCGGCTGCGTCATCGCTGAGGCGGCTCAGCATCATGTACTCGAACTGAAATCCTTTCATCCTCCGTTCTTTGTCCGTCAGAGGATTGGTGATTTCAAAGTTCTCGATACAAACATCCGGCTCTCCGTCTTGTTCCGTAGGAGGACACAGGCGGTAAAGTGCATTTGGATTGTCGTTGTTGCAGTCCACGTAATACCTGCCATATTCGTCCTTATACAGAGTTCCTTCCATTCGGTGCTCTCCGATTCTCGTCACTTTGATTTTTTCCATATCAGATACAGTTTTCTTAATAATCCATAGACTTGCATTCTCATTAGATTTTCAAGGCGGTAACGCTCCATGTAGTTAAAGGCGTATGACTTAGCCGTCATGTAGCCGCATCGTCTGTAACGTCTGCCTATACATCTGAGGAATGCTTTGAACATCACGGGTGAACACGTTGTTTTTTCTTCCATAGTCTGTAATTTATAGTTAAACAGTTCCGCATGGAGATTTTGCTCTCCACGCAGATAATGTCACGCATCGGCCCAGTAAGTCCAAGTGTGGATCTTGCTCACCCCGTAGCGGTTGAGGTAGGCGTCGAGACGTTTGCGGAACTTCTCCAGCCCGAACTTCAGACCGTCAAGGATGAGGGCGCGTTCCTCCTTGCTCGCCTCATGGCCTTCGTTGTTGTACCACGACCTGCCGATAAGGAAATCGAGCTTGTTCTTGTAACCTGTCTCAGCGATACGCAGTGTCTCACCCTTCTCGATGCTCTCAATGGAGCGAGTGAAGGCGCTTTCGTTCTGCTGGATGAAATACTGACGGAGTTTACTCTCGTCTTTCATCAGCTCGCAATAGAACTTATAGTCCGGTCCTTCGTCATGGAAGCAGAAGCGGTTGTCTATTGACGGCTTGGTTATCAAGTAGAAATGTCCGTCAATCTTCACCGCTCCGACACATCCCTTGCTGTAGTAGTCGCGGTCTGACTTGTCATCTTTGCACTCGGTGTCAAGAAACTCGCTGAGCCACGTGATGAACTTCTCGTCCTTCTTGGCAGTCTTCTCGACCTTGGCGGTAATATGTGATGCTCCGCCTCCGATGAACGCCTCCACAGCCTCGCGCTTGTCGTTATTGAACAGCCAGCCCGCTCCGCAGGAGAGGAACTTGTTGAACTTCCAAGCCCCGAGTTTCTTCAGCTGCTCGCGGTAAGTGAACGTGTCACCCACAACCGCGAAGCATTTCTCTGAATATTCTACGATTCTCAGGTCAGGCCCGTCGGTTTTCAGAGCCGCCTTGATGTCGTTGAAATCCTCCTCACCCAGCCAATCCGAACAGGAGAGGCCGTCAGGGAAATCCTCGGTGTCCTGAATCATAAACTCCGGATCGCTCTCGTTCTTGTGCAGTTCTTTGCACTTCGAGATAAACGCATTGTAGTTCTCACAATCCGCGAGAGAAACCCATCCGCCCGCGATGCTGCCGTTGTTGTACTTACCCCAAGTACCGACATAAACTTTTGGATTACACATAGTTGTAGAATTTAAGGTTAAACATAGTGGCGGTTACGGGAGATTCCGCTCTCCCATAACCTTAACATTCGCCAAGCGGCTTAAGTCCGACATACTGATATTCTGCGTCGCCTGTTCCGTTTTTCTTGAAAGTCTGATAGAGTGCGCAATTGCGATTCCAATCGTGAGAATACGCCTCGCCCGGCTGGAAGATTCCTCTTTCCCAAGTTGCAGGCGGTAACGCACCGCACAGTTCCCAGAACACTTCGTTTGATATGAACTGACCGACTTTGACGTTCAGAGTCTTATCTTTCTCCCATTGCTCCATTGTGTAGATATCCATAATCGTAGAATTAAGAGTTAAACAATAGCACCCCAGAGAATATTTCCTATTCCCTGAGATTTGACGTGTAAGGAAATTTCTCATACCCTCGTGAGAAAATCTACCGCTGAGAGGGAGAAAATCGTTTGTAGGGCAAAAATTGCGGGAAATTCACGCTGATTCCTCCATATCCAACTCTCCGAGACAATAGAGGGCGAAGTTCTCAGCCGTATCCTTCGCCTCATCCCATCCGATAGCCTCACCGAATCCGTCCGCGTATTGGCTGACCTCCTTCGCCTCCACTCCGAGAGTGTTCTTGTAGTCACTGACGTAGCACGAGCCGAGGCAAATCTGACCGCGCAGTTTCTTCAGTTCATTGTAGCACAGGTCATCCACGTGTCGCCACGGCTGCAAATCGGTCGGATCACAGAGGAATGTCTGTCCGTCCGAATCCACGACATAGACGTTCACTAATTTCGGGGTTTGGTCAATCTCCTTCTTGGTGGGCTGGTTCTCATTGCACAGGTCAAGAATCTCGTCAATAGTGACAACCTCCTTGAACCAAGTATGGAAAACCTTCTTCCCTGACTTTACGAATCTTGAGTATTTCATAATCATAGAATTTGAGTTAAACTTGGTTTCCGGAACCGCTCTCGCACGATTCCGGAATGATTCATACATACTGCTCGATGCTCTCAGCGATAGAGCCCAGCGTCTCATAGCACAGGTAATCTCCGTCACCGAAGGCGAACCAATCGGGATCCCACGTGGAATCGTTGGCGTCAAACACCTCGCCCGGCTCGTTGAGGTTTATCTTGTCGGTGTTAGGGAGAATCTGCAGGGTGTCGTTCTTGACGCGCACCGCGATGACCTCATAGGGGAACATAATGTCCAAGCTGCCGTCAGAGCAGAACCTGTACGTCCAGATGTTGTCCGTTGCTCCGTCTTCCTTCACGTGGGTGTCTATGTATCCTTTCTCGCCCTGATGCAGACGGATGAAATTCTTCACAACTTCCTCCAGCGCCTTGGTGCCGTGGAACATCAAATCCTTAAGTATTTCCATATCGTTTCAATTTTAGGTTAAACATAGTAGGCGCAGCCGGATTCCATCCCGCTGCACCCGAAAAACACTTAAATACACAACTAAGATTGTTGTTATCCTTTCGTCACGCAGGGACGGCCGGTTCGTACTCCAGCTCGCAGCTGCCGATTCCCTCGTCATAGAGTTTCAGCTCGGGAGCGCAGCACGAGATGACATCCGTTCCCTCATAGAAGAAACACGTCTTCTTGGACATCCCCACGATGATTTTCTCACGCGCCCACTCAAGGTTGCGCTTGTTGAGGAAATCACGTTTGTATCGCTGGCAGATATAGAGAGTAAGCGCATAATAGGCGGAATATTTGCCCTCATACGTGGCCAGCTCCTCTATCTCGCCATTCTCGTGAATGACATTGATGACATTCAGGTTCTTGTTGGTCCTTCTCATAATCGTAGCATTAAAGAGTTATTCGCTCCGACAGGAGTTATCTCTCCTCCTGCCGGAAATAGTGTCAGTTGCCGATGACGAATCCGTAGCGTTTCCACATCTCCATACCGGTTTCCTTGTATTCGGCGTCCTTGTCCCAATTCTCGGGAATCCACACGTCAATGCCGAAGTCGCTGTCCTCTATGTATTCCCTCGGAATACCCAGGTCCTGACATAGCATCTGCACGTCAGATAATGTCGGTACGTTACAGCCTCCGTAGATGCATACTTCTCCTTCTGTTTCCCAATCCTCGGTTGAATAGCCGAAATCGTGGTTCTGGGCTATATGCTCGATACCCCAGCATAATACTTCAATTTTCTTCATAGTTGTATAGTTTAAGAGTTGGTTGGCGCGTCAGGGAATTTCCGTATTCCCTGACACAAAAGTCACGCTGCGTCCGGCTCGCATATACCACGGAACAGCGTTCCGTCCTCGCAGTAGATCTCGTCCTCGTCAATCAGCAGCTCCTCGCGGACGTACTCGTCACTTCCTCCGGATTCCATATCATCCCGCCTTTCCTTGAAGAAACTGTCCAGGCAGTCATCCACCAAATCATACAGGGATTTGTTGTAGTCGGGTTTCCTGAACCATTCATAGACAGGATGCAGGATGAAGTTGTCACCGCAGAATCCGGTGAGCGGACAGTCGTAGTCCACGAGCAGGATCTTGGAGTTCTTGCTCTTGCCGTACACCCACTTGCCGTCCTCTCCGAGATGTCCTTTCGCGGAGATATATTTCCCTTTGAATACGTACTTGTGGATGTCACGCATAAAACGCGCCAGATATTTTCCTGTCACGTCCTCCGCGTCTCTCTCATAGACGTCATTCTTGAAACGGAACCGGTAATCGTAGGAACAGGAATCCACCTCCCAGTGTCTCACGTCAATACCGAACAGCTCGCAGAACTCTTTCAGCGAGTCGCGGTATTCCGATTCCCAGGCGTCTATGTGTAACCGCTGTATGTCGTCACGCTCGCGGTCAATGACTTTCTTCTGAGCCTCTTCGCTCAGCTCCTCAAACTTGTAGAGCTTACATTTCACTTCTCTCATTGTCGTAGTATTTAAGTATGGTTTATCGTACTCCGGTAGTCCGTCAGGACAGCCGGAATCATTTTCACGCAGCGGAGTATGATTTATCGTACTTTCCGAACTGTCCGTACATCGTCAGGTTCTTTCCCGTACTCTTGGCGGTCAGCTCATAACTCCTGTTGCGGATTCTCCTGTAGATTCTCGTCTTCATAATCGTAGTATTTTAGAGTTGGTGATAATCGTACTGCGTAGGGTTTCCGTACTCTCCGTCAGTTTTCGTACTGCGGATAATTATCGTACTATCCGCAGTTATGGCCGCGAATCGCTTTGTCTGTCATCCGCGTGACGTATCCTCAGCCGTTGGTTTACGTACTGATTCCGCGTTCTCAGGACAGACCTTCAAGCAATCCGCAAAGGAGTATGAACAGGACACAGCCGGACATCGTGACGATGATCCCGCCTATCGTGTAGTCCTCATCGAGCCAGTGCACTTTCTTGCACAGCAAATCCAAAATCTTCTCTTTCATAATCGTAGTATCTATAGAGTTGTAGTTTCCGTCACGCATTTCCCATACGTGACAGAATGACCACGCGGTCCTGTTCCGGCAGTGTCGGGAGGATCGCGAAGAACAGCTTCTTGGCGGATGTGAAATCCACTCCGTTCTCCGCCAGAAATTCCTTTGACCATCGGTACTGCGCCATATCTTTCTTAAGGGCGCAGAAGTCAAACATAAAATCAAAGACTTTCATCGATACCTTGCGGGCCTCCGGTGTCTGCATCCATTCGGCCGATTTCAGGTATTCGGGAAAGTCACGTCCGTAAACCTTGAGGTTGCGGACGTCACGAGGGAGCTGCATCATATAATCCCAGGCACGCTGGCGCTCATACTCCCGTCTTTCCTTGTCTGCGTTCATAGTTCAAGAGAATCTTCTGCGCACAGACATTCGATCATCTCCTCCGCTCCCAGTCTTTCAAGCAGCTTGGAGGATAACCTGATAAATTCTTTCATAGTTGCGCGTATTTAAGGTTAAACAATATTCGTAAGCGGACCGGCAATCTTTCAGCCGTTCCGCCCTGTCCTGTGTCTTTCATCTCTCAGGCGTTTTCCAATAGATTCTAAGTTTAACCATAACTCTGAATCCCACAGCTCCGGCCTACCGGAGATTCCAGCGGAATTATTCTCAGGCGGAAAAGGGAAATAAATTCCGGTCCGCGAGGAAAGCCCAGGGATTCGCGTAACGATACGCAAATCCGCATAATCCGCTGATTAGGGATGATGTTCAACGCTGCCGTATAATCCGCGCTCCGATTACTCACTGTTTCGGCTTTCATCTTTCACTACTTGCCTATATCACTTTCAAACGGAGTGCGCCCTGATCCTGCACGCAGCGCAAAAGCACCGGTACAGGACCGCACGGGAACAGCGCCCGCTATCCGCCAGCTCTTTGCAGAACAGCCGGAAATATTCGCGTCCAATATGTCAATGTACGTTTTATTAACTTGCACCCTTCACGGAATCCAACCGCGCCCAGATAAGCAGCTCACCTGGGTTGCAAAAAGGGTATGATCCAAGCGCCCACCTGATAGGCAAATCCTTTCAGATAGGCACAAAAAAGATAGGCGGCGGAAAGTATCCGCCACCTATCAAACAGGGTTAAAATTTAATCAACTTTGCAAACTCTTGTAAAACCAAATTTTGCCAACAGTTCAGGAGTTAAAAGACTTGCGTCTATTCCAAGACTTGCGGCCAGACTTGCGGACGCTCTTTGCAATTGCTTTTCATTTGCCTGCTTGCGTGCAGTCCGTGCAACTTCATCCCTGAATATATCGTAACTATTAAAACAAGTACGGAGGCCAGCGGCCGAAATTGTAGTTTTACGGTATGGAGTTAAACCGCTTTCCGTATTTCCTATTGTGTTTGTATCCGCTTCACTTTGAAAAGTGATTGTAAAGTTGTTTGTTGCTTTCCTCACTTTTGCAAACACCCTCAAAAACAGATATTTTTCTGTTGCCATAAAAGGAGCGGAACGGAAAGAATCCGCAAAACAAGCGGATAATTTATTAAGGTTTTCGGCCTCAATACTTGCGTTTTCGTTGTCAATACTTGCAAGTAGTTTGCTAATTGTGGTTTTACTTGCGTTTGCTTTTCTCAATTCCTTAACTGAAATACTTGTTACCAGTGTTTCAAGTTCAACGGTTGAAATACCTGAATAAAGGTAATCAACAAGATTTTTGTTTACTTGCATAGTTGTAATATTTAAGAGTTAATAAAATAGTGTCAAAGTGCGCATATCGGAAACACCTTTCCGACACTATAAAATTACAAAAATAATCCGATATAATGCCAATATTTGTATATTTAACTTATGTTTAATTGATTGATATATAGTAAGTTATAAAGAAAGATTATACAATATTGTAGTATATATACAGGTTATTATTGTATATATACATAGATAGTTAATTATATAATAACTTAAATATATAGATATTTAACGGAAAAATACTTACAAATTGATCCCAGAGTTTCGGCAATAGGTGCAAACCGATGAACACACAACCAACACGGCAATAAAGCGGAAAAGTTGCAAGGAGCGACAAACCCCACAACGGACCGACAACGCGACCGCGAGCGGATACAATACAATTATAATGTATTTGTTTTGCAGGAAAAACCGCGCGAATACCCCACCCAGAGAAGGCTACCCCCGACCCCCTAAATACGTTTGTATTGCGTGGGGGTCAGCCCCCGCCGAGATTTTCAATTTTTCATTTTTCGTTTTTACTTTTCGTATGCGGAACATGTTTCTGTGTATCTCAATCGGTGTTTCTGGTCTATATATATCAGTCCTGATGCCGTGTATCCTTGTCTGCGCGTTGATTATGGTCTGATACATGGGTATCTATGGAAAAAGGGTCAAAAAAGCCTGAAAAAGCCCCAAAATACCCTGAAAATAGGGGTCAAAAAGAGGTGCTTTTCCTCAAAAAAGGCTGTTTTTGGCGTATGAATGTACCAAAAATGGAATTTGATGTACCAAAATAGAGATTACCAAAAAAAAACGTAAGTTATTGAAATATAGGGTAGATATTTGTCATGCAATGAACCAAATGAACCAAATGTACCAAATTTCGATACCCAGGTATTGGTTTGTTTAGTTATTGTTTTTATATATGGGTAAAGGTACACAAAACAACAATTTCACGCTTATTGAAGACCTTAGTAAGCTGATTTACAACTCGCTGAACAAAGCTCCGTTGAAGGAGTCCTATAAGCTGTATTCATCGGGTGACAGGGTATATGTCTATCAGGAGGTCATCCTTGATGCCTGCAGCAAGTGTTTCCGGTCTTACATGGGTGATGTATATTACTTCGACGGCAGGATATGGTGTCCTCTGGCTGATATTGTGCTTGAGACTGCGTTGAGCAAGGCGTTGGTGCAGGGAGGAGCGCGTAAGTCGGATATCGTGAATGCCAGGAGCAAGATTCTGTATTCGGCACGTGGCGGTGCGTCGATGTCACCGTTGGAGTTGCGTGCGTCGGTCATCGGATTCCGTAACGGCGTATGGGATTTCACTGACATAGACAACCCGGTCTATCACTCTTTTGCCGAGCGTATGCCTGTGGTGCGGATACTCCCTTACGACTATGACCCTGATGCGGGCTGTCCGAAGTGGCAGGCGTTCCTGCAGTCCATCTTGCCGAAGGGTGAGATAATGAAGCTCCAGAAGTACCTCGGTCTCGGCTGTGCTGACCGTAAGAGCATGACGCATAAGATTGAAGAGACGCTGTGGCTCATCGGGTCGGGTGCCAACGGCAAGTCCACCATCTTCGACGTGGTACGCGGGGTGTACGGTGCGGATAACATCAGCTATGTGGGTCTCGATACGCTGCTTAGCGGCTCGTCGGACGTGCGTGCGCGGTTCATCGGGAGCATCGTGGGTAAGATCTTCAACTACTGCTCGGAGATACAGGCGGATGACATATCACGTTACGCCGATACCTTCAAGTCCCTCTGTTCGGGTGAGCCGCAGACCGTGAGAAGGTTGGGTCAGAACCCCGAGACCACCTTCGACATACCGTTCCTTGTGTTCAACATGAACCAGAAGCCCACGAACCGGCGTATGGACCAGGCTCTCGTGCGCCGTCTGCTCTTCATACCTTTCAAGACCACCGTCTCTGCCGCCGACATGAACCGTGAGCTCTCGTCGGAGCTGCTGAAGGAGCTGCCGGGTATCCGCAACTGGATGATAGAGGGCTATAAGATGCTCATACGTGACGGCTATCAGTTCAACACCACCAAAGCCGCCGATGATGAGATGACCGACTACATGCTGGAGAACGGTCAGACGGTGCAGGTGTTCCTACAGAAGAAGGGCTACTCATGTAACAGGCGCACGGGACACTGGGAGGACCGTATCCAGTGGGTTCCTGCGTCCGCTCTCTATGAGGACTATGTGTCGTTCTGCGAGAAGTGGCTGCAGGATCCTGTCAAGCAGCGTGCTTTCGGCAGTGAGATGGCACGTCTCGGATGGCATGAGACGGGAGGGAACCGCAAACGTACCGGCACGGGTTACGCCTACGGCATCTTCTGCGAGAAGGATATCGATTACGCAAAAAATAACATCTGAGCTATGGTGACGGGAAGAGACAGACAGCCGCTCTCGGAGGAGCAGGAGCGTGAGATAAGGAAGGAGCTGGAGATGATGGACGCCGACGAGCGTGCCATGCTCGCGGGTTACGGACTCCCGCAGATAAGACGTATCCGTGACATCTGCCATTCGGACATGCAGCCGGATGCGATGAGCGCGATACTGCGTATGGAGGGTTTCGTCAACATAGCCGATGACATAGACCGCCGCCTGGAGGAATACAGGCAATACAGGGAGAAGCATAAAAACGACACTATTGTTTAACCAATACTATTATCTATGAAGAAGTTTCTTTTGTTTCTGGCAGTAGCTTTATTGACAAGCATTGCGATGACCTCCTGTCACGGTGTCCGTCCGGATGCCGACGAGGAGGCGGTGCTCATTCACAAGCCGTGGTTCTTCGGTCATGGCGGCGTGGCAGATAACCCTGTCGAGACCGGACTGCGCTGGTGCTGGTGGAGCACGTCGAGTGAGACGTTCAAGATCGTGCCGCAGAAGCAGCAGGTGGATATGGAGGACTTGGTATCCAACGACAACACACCGCTGGACTTCCATACGGTCATCATCACGCAGATCGTCAAGGGCAAGTCACCCGTCCTGCTGGTCAACTACGGCACGGACTGGTTCAACACCAACCTCTACAACTACTACTGTAACCGTGTGCGTGACTACATATCACAACACAGCCCCTTCGACCTGATGTCCAATCGTGAGGTGTTAAATGAGATTGACACCAAGGTGCTCAGGGAGATGCGCGAGTACGTAGCCGAGCTGTCAGCCGAGAAGGAGTTCCCCGTGGAGATAAAACAGGTGGTCATCGGACGTGCCATTCCCAACGCGGAGCAGCTGGAGGAGATGAACCGCACCGCCAAGGCTGTTCAGGCGAAGCAGACACAGGAACGTGAGGTGGAGGTGCAGCTGGCACGTGAGAAAGCCGAGCGTCAGCGTGCCATCGCGGATAAAGCCTATCAGAATGAGATGGGACTGTCGGCACAGCAGTTCATACAGCTCAAGGCATGGGATATCATCGCGCAGAAGCAGGGTGCCAACATAGACGTCCTCTTCGATGCGGACGGAGCAAGCAAGATGTGGAACATTAAATAACTATCACTATGGGTACAATCAGAGTAGGACAGAAAGACCCCAAGAAATTCGCAAACGAGGGTATCACACTGGTACGTCCCACCAAGGTGGAGGCAGGGACCTCCATGACAGAGGACGAGAAGAAGCGTTTCATCGACGCCGTGATGCAGATGCCGAAGGAGAAGCGTGTCGGTATGCTGCGTGAGAAGGGTCTCACGAAAGAGGCTGACGAGTATGAGCAGTTTCTCGCGGAGGATCACCTGCGTGAGATGCGCGAAGCCAACCGCAAGAAACGTCTTGAGGATATACGTACATTACCGGAGGATGAGCAGCTGCCGCTCCTGATAGCCGAGGGTTATGAGGATGAGGCGGAGGAGCTGTCCGCCAAACTCGCCGAGGAGAAAGCCGCCGAGAAAGCCGCGAAAGCGGCAGCAGAGGCTAAGGGCTCAGGCGAGGGTAAGGAAGATACTGATGCCGGCACCGGTGAAGGTGAGCAAGCCCCCGAACAGAACGGTGAGGGTGAGCAGGCATCAGGTGAAGCCAAGGAGGGTGAGGAAACCCAGGAGGAGGCACCTGCTGACGCTGCACCTGCTGAGAGCGAGGCTGCACCAGAGCCAGAGCCGGAACCCGAGCCCGAACCTGCACCTGCACCGGCGGAGGAGAAAGCCGCTGTGAATGAGAGTAAGAGCAAGAAGAACGTCGCCAAGGCACCATCCAAGGCCAAGGCTCCGTCAAAAGCAAATAACCCTTCAAAGAAGTGAGTTATGGATGAAGAGAAAAGACAAAAGATAGAGTCGTTCGTCAGTGGTCTGACGGAGGCTGAGGCACGGGAGCAGCTGAAACTGGCTTACGAGCAGATGGAGTTATGCAATGAACTCCTGCACGGTCATAAGGCAGAACCTGTAGAGATGAAGGACAACGGTCTGTCATCTGACCTGGAGTTGTTCTACAGCTGTAAGAAGATACGTATCGAGCTCAACGGCTATACCGGCGAGAAATTCGGCGAGGGACAGAACTATCCCGTCTTCGAGGTCGGCGAGGAGGTCTTCTACATGCGTGACAACAGGATTCGCATGTCTGCGGTCAAGGAGGTGGACGCCAGTGACATAGAGAACGTCATGTACACCCTGGAAACAGGTGAGGTCATGGCGGAGGATGACCTCTATGACGGCATCGACGAGCTGACGGAAAGCCTCGTGTTTAATCTCTATGAGGATCTGAGACAGGAGGGTGACTGATATGCATGTAGGCAAGAGAAGAGGTTACAGGGCACCGCTGCGGGTTTCGACCGGCGGCGGTATCGCCCTTTGTGTCATCGGACGTATGGAGAACCGCTATGCTGTGGAGTTCGTGGAGCATTACCTCTCTCTGGGATTCGACAAGATATACGTCTGTGACAACAACAGGGACGGCGAGGAGCGGTTCGAGGATGTGTTGCAGCCTTATATCGACGAGCACCGTGTGACGATAGTGGATTACCGTAACCGCAGTGCGGCGCAGTGTCCCGCCTATGCAGAGGTCTATGAGCAGCACCGTAACGAATACCGGTGGATGGCGTTCTTCGACTTCGACGAGTTCCTGGAGCTGGAGGTCTGTGATGACATACATGAGCTCATGGATAACTACTCGGGGTTCGACTGTGTGTTTTTCAACTGGAAGAACTACGGTGACAACGGTCAGGTGCGTGATGACGGTCGTGACCTGCAGGAGCGTTTCACCGAGCCCTTACCCGATAACCTGTGCGTGCAGTATGATGACATACCCGAGAACTGGCATGTCAAGAGCATCGTCCGTGGCGGCATCAGGGATCTGGCGTTCCATTCCAACCCTCATATACCGTCCAAGTTCATGCGTTGCTGTAACACGTCGGCTCAGGAATGTGAGCAGAAACCCTTCCAAAAACCCGACTTCTCGGTGGCTTACCTAAAGCATTACATCACCAAGACCGTTGAGGAATGGGCTTCCGTCAAATGCAGGCGTGGCGGTGGCACGCACCGTAACCTTGAGCAGTTCCGCTCCCTTTATACCGGGCGATTCTTCAAGTATAACGAGTGGACACAGGAGAAGGAGGACATCTTCCGCCGTATAAGCGGTATGCCGCCGTTCAAGGCAGCTAAGAACCGTAACGTCGTTATCGTCAACTACAACACGCAGAAGCTCACGGATGCGACGATAATGTCTCTCAACAGGCATACTCCGGGATGTAAGGTGTATGTGTTCGACAACAGCAACAAAGAGCCGTTCGTCAACACCTTCGGTAACGTCGAGGTGATTGACAACACCAAGTGTCAGCATATAGACTTCGAGAAGATGCTGCAGGAGTATCCGGACCGTGTGGTTGAGACGTGGGTCGGCAGTAACTACGGTTCTGCGAAGCACTGCAGGACGGTGGACATTTGTCTTGACCTCTTCCCCGAGGGATTTCTTCTCATGGACAGTGACGTCCTGGTGAAGAAGGACATAACGCCGTTCTTCGACGCCTCATGTGTCTGGACGGGTCTGGTGGGTAATCATACGAGCCGCTGGGGTATCACCGTGCCGCGTGTGCTGCCTTACATCTGCTACCTCAACGTGCCGATGATACGTAAGAACGGCATACGTTACTTCAACGGTGACAAGATGTACGCCCTCACCGACCGTGAACCGAATAAAGCCTATGATACCGGTGCCTGGTTCTATGAGGACTGCAACAACCACGGTCTGCCGGTCCACGACCTGCAGATCAACGACTATATCCTGCACTTCGACCACGGGAGCTGGCTTGACAAGAGCCCCGACGAGTGGCTGGATGAACATTCTGATTTATGGAAAGACTAATAACAATGTGATATGGAGAAAGAAGAGTTGACAATTAAGATACCGTTCGGCAAGGCCGCACGTATCGGTAACTTCAAGATATGGCGTTCACGTGTGGAGCAGCAGTTCATGCCTCAGCTCTCCGACGAGCAGAAGGAGATGATAAAGGAAGGCAAGGCGCGACCCAAGAAGCTGAAAGGGGACATCGAGGCTATCAATATCAGTAACCTTGACGGCACATGGATGGTACGCATACCGCAGACCTATGAGATGTTCGGCATGATCACCTGCTGCTATCAGTGGAGTCAGAGCCACAACCCCGAGGACCGTGAGCGTGGTGTGAGTTTTCTCTCCACCGCTTTGTCGAACATGATATTCTGCTCGACGATTTGCAACGGATTCTACCACCAGGCTCTTAAGATGATAGCCACCGCCTACGCCCATCCGTCACTGCTGTCCGACAAGAAGCAGCGTAAGGATTTCGATAAGGAAGCCAAAGACCTCATCAAACGGTTCCTTGACTGGCGTGTGGAGTATGAGCGTCATCTCAAGGAGAAGGAGCTCAGCGATAAGGAACTGGAGCGTGACGCCAAGGCCGATGCCATGCGTGAGGAGCTGGCAAAAGCCGAGGAGGGTGAGAAAAGCGAGTGATAGCTATGGAACTCTCGAAGACCAAGCAGAACGAAGCGAATAAATTGGGTGTGCCATTGCAGTATCTCATCATGGCGGATCTGATGGCTCTGGGTTATACCGAGGATGACGCGCATACCCTCGCCTATCCGGAGAACGCCTTGCTGTCCGAACAGAAGAAGAAGACGGTCATCACCGGTATCATCGAGACCGCCAAGTTCCGCAAGCTGCTTGACACCCGCCGCGCACGTATCAAGGACGGTACGGCCGCTCCCATACTGCTTGACGAGGTGGAGCTGGCAGACACAGAGGAGGTGCTGAAGGAGGTGCTGCGCTCAGCCAAGCAGCAGCCGGTCGGCTCCAAGGAACGCGCAGACCTGTTCGCACGCTATCACGAGATAAAGACCAAGAACGAGCAGGGGTCGGAGGACGAGACCGATTACATCAACTTCGTCCTTCCCCTCAAATGCAACCAGTGTCCGCTCCTGTCGGCTTATAACGACTTCTTGAAACAGGAGGGTAAGAAAGAGCTCAGACCGGATGAGATGATGCATGTGATGCGTAACGCACATGTCGTTGTCGATGCGGCACGTAAGGCACATACGCTGTAACCGACGGCTCATAAGAAGGCGAAAGGCGATCTCTTCACAGAGACCGCCTTTCTGATTTTTAATTTCATTACTATGATGCTATTGCGGATTATCTATTGTATTCTCATCGAGAAGGAAGATTGGGATTGCGTAACAGCAGCAGTTGGCATGATACATGGGGAATCCCTCCTTGTCCTTGATGTCATGGAAGCCCACCATCGAGTCACATTTCGCACACGGATAGGTCGAGCCGCGCAGCACGTAATAGCCCACTGCACCGTCTTTCTCGTAATCCATGCCGAGAGACTTCATCCATGCCATCTGCAGCGTTGTCTTCGCCATGTTGGTGACGTTGGTCGAGCCGTTGTTGGATATGCCGACCGCGCCGTGCTGCACGCCGAGGCTCTGTATATACTGAGCGGCGAAGTCACGGTTATGCTTGAACGCCGCCAGCACCTCCGGCATGACATATATGGCATGTTTGTACATCTTGAGTCTGATGACCGCCTGTGCCATCGTGACCTTCACGGCCCGGAGCGCGGCGATAGCGGCTTCAAAGTCCTTCATCGTCTTATACAGGTAGCCGTCGAGGGTGTCACGCAGGTTCTTGTTACCACGTCCGAGTACAGCCATCCATGCGAGCAGCCGTGCTATACGGTCCTTGTCATCGGTCACACGTGTCGAATACTCGTTGATGAGATTCAGTATCCTCTCTTCGACATCATCCATGACCTCCGATATCTCACTCATCATGTCCTCGTTGTACTGGTAGCTGATGGTGAAGGTCTCGGGGTCCACGTCATAACGGTAACAGATGGTGACGATACGTTCAGCCATGTCATCGAGGATATCGTCAACACGTGACGCGAGGGCACGCGCCATCTCGTTACGACGGAGTATGAAATCCTTGGCAGAACGGATGTCATCCTCCTTCGGTAAACGGTAGCGTGTGCCGTCAATCTTTATCCTGATGGTGCTGGCCATGAATTAGTGTGTTGCGTTCCACCGGTTCCAGTTGTTCTCGTTCGGACGATTACCCCACTTGTCGGTATTCAGACGGTTGGGTCTTCCCTGTCCGCGACCTGTGGCTACCGAGCCTTTGGTCTTCTTTGAGACCTTACCTTTCTCCTCCTGTCCCTGCTCAATCCTGTTCTCAGCTTTGGCGACCTCAATTTGCTGGTTGGTCTCAATCTCACTGAGCTCACGCTGCATGTCTATGTTAGCGTCGTTCTGAATCTCCAGACGTTGCTCTTCAAGGAGCAGCTGGTTCATCATAGCCTCATGCTCCTCGTTGCAGATACGCTCCCATTCGTTCGGTGTAGCATACGGGCTCTTCTCGGATGCCGTCTGTCGTGACAGGAACTTACCTACCACGGATGTGTTGAGGTTATTGGTCAGCTCGGTGTTGTTGACATGGATGTAAGGCTCAAGGTAATGACGTATGTTGGTTTTCATAAACGACAGCCTCATCTCAGCCTCGATGCCGTAACCCCATGTGAATATCTGAACCATGTCATCCACCACGCCGTCATACTCCTGTGCGTCATTCATAGCCTTCTCATAGGCGTCGGAGTACATGATCTTCAATGCCACACCCGGAGTGTCACCGGACTTGAGCTCAGGAGTCTTGACGGCGAAGGACTGCTTGTATATGGCATCCTCCACCTTATCCAGCTCGGCTTTGTAGGCGTTGGAGGCATCCTGGCGGTTGAGGAATCCAATCTCACCGTCTTCAGGAAGCAGCATTATCTTCGATGCGTATGACATATCCTTGGTGGTGATCTCCTCCGAACCCTCGCCCTTGACATACATGATAGGCAGACCGAAGTCATGGTTGCTGTGGGCGAGGTTGGAGAAGGCTACCTCATAGTTCTCGATGGACTCCTCTGAGAATGTCCAGCACGGACCGTTGTCATCACGCTTGTAAGCGACCGGGATACCGTTGAAACCATGCGGTTCTATGTACTCCAGCTTATAGCCGTCGGTGGAGAATATCTTCAGTATGAGTTGCTTCGCCTTATCGAAGATATTGGAAGGGTCGCCGTCAGCCACGAACCGGTAGTAGTAGGTGTTGTCCCATACGTCGATGTAACGCTTGGTGACGCTGCCGTCTTCCGAGTAGTTGCAGTAGGTACGTGCCAGGGTGTTGATTTTGCCGGTACGCATGTCATAATGCGGAAACAGACGGTCGCCGTTGAGGAAGCTCAGCACCTTCCATCCGAACTTACCGTTATCCATGAAGCCCACGAACGCGCCGTCACCGGTCGCCTTGACGGACTTGGCCAGCTGATACCATGCCACCTCCATGTTCTTGTTCGCCCATCCGTTACGGAAGGCGTTGAAGACGTTACGGCTCTCTTCGGTCACGGTGGTATCCGACAGCTCGAACTGCACGTCATTACCGCACAGGTGTGTGAGGTGCTTGACGAGTATGATCTGCTGGTATGCGAAGGCGTAACGTGGTATCTCCTGGATATACCAGCGTCCGTCCTCCTCGTTCTGCTGCCATACGTCAGGGTAGAGCTCCCTGTCGTTGATGATGTGTCCTGCAGGATCCAGCTCACGCAAGAAATCCTCCTGTGTGATAATCTTACGTCTGAGGATGTCATGTGTCAGCGGAATCTCCGACGCTTCGTTCCAAACATACCCGTGGTCATAATGACCGTCGGGAAGGATACGAGTGAAAGGCTTCTTTGTCAGAAGGTCTCTCAGTTGTTTCTTGGTCTCGATGATGTTGTCTGCCATATCTGTTGATGTTAATTATAGTGTGGTGACAGCTTACGCACTGTCCTTACCCGGTTTCCTTTCTGGAGCCAGTTGGGTACGGTAGCCTGCGTATGCTTGATGTCGAAAATCTCACGCATAAACAGAGCCTCGAAGAAGTCCGGTGAGTGACCTACGACGGCTTTGTTCTTCATCTGTTCCTTGTGAATAAGACACCATCCCTTATCGGCTTTTGACATATCCTGCTTGACGCATTTACGTTCAAGCTGCAGGATGGCATATAATGTCTTGATCTCCTTTCCTATCTTGTATTTGCGCTGCAGCAGTGTCGGCTCGATGCTCCATCCGGACTGCTGTGTGCGCTCCGCGAACTTGTAAGCGCACTGTGACTTCTTGTTGTCATAGAGATGCTTGTCCTTGACGGACACAGCCTCCTGGTTGTTGAACGGTACGGCACGCGGGAACGCACCTTTGAGCACCTGTCCCATTCCGTTGAGGTCATAGGCGAAGTTCTCCTCCAGCACACCCCACTCACGCAGTTTCTCTTTCAGCATGGATGCGGTGGTGAAGGGGTCACGACGGCATACGAAGACATCGGCGACATGCCATCCTATCCACAGCCATGTGACGCAGTTGTCACCGCCGTCACCTGCTACGTCACAGGTGGCGCGACGTATCTTGTCACCTACCATCTGTGAGTTCTTGAAGCAGGAATCGAGATGGAACGGCTGTATCATGTCATCACCCATCTTGATGATGTCCCAGTTACCGTCGAACTCACGGGCCCTGATTTCAGGAGGTTGGTTGAGCAGTGATGCTATATAACCCGGGTCGTTCTTGAGCAGCGCCTTGTTGTCCTTGAGGTTAGCCTTGACGAAAGTGACCGATTTGACGAAGAAGGAGGTCTTGGTGTAGCCGTACTGCTCCCACTCGGGGTCCCATGCGTCATCAATCATCTCCTTACACTGCTCATATACCTCTTCGGGTGTGTCACCCCAGATGATGTTATCCACGCTATCATCCGGCATGTAGCAGTAACGCAGCACGCCGTCACGCTCCGGTATGGCGAACCCTTTGCGTTCCGGGTGTTTCTTACCGTCGAGATAGACGGTATCCTCCTTGCCTATCCACCAGTCCACGAACTTACGCAGCCATGACAGAGGGTCGGGGTTGCAGGTGCCGAGGATACGAGAATGGACACCGACGGTGTTACGGTTACAGGTCATCAGGAACTTGAACATCTCGAACGGCATCTGCGGCAGCTCGTCGATACCGATATACGCGAACTGCTGTCCACGGAACTTTCTGTCGAAGTCCGCCATCGGCATGTCGTAAATGGTCAGTCCCAGCTTGGCTCCGGAACGGAAGTTCCAGGTCATATCATCCTTGGACTTGTTGTATCGTCCGAGTCCGGAGAACCAACGCTGGCTTTCGTTGATGATATTATCGAAGTCATCCTTGTTCCTTCTGAAGATGTAACCATTAAAGTGCTTGTTCTTGATGTCATACATCGGTTCCATGAGCATTGTCACGGTATTGTGGTTGATGGTGTATGCATCGGTCAGATACAGGTGGTCACGTCCGGTGACGGTGATGCAACGGCACTGCTGCTTGGTATGATCCTTCGTTATGTACTGGATTTTCTTGGACAGCATGTTGGTGCATTGCGGGTTGGTCGGACATTCGGCGTTGACCCTGACAGTCCGGTCCGCTCCGCTGCCTTTCCTGAACAGTTCCTTGTCGTTCGGCGCCTTCATGGTGACGCGCCACCATCCGAGGTAATTGGGTTCATCCTCTACCTGATGCACACGCGCCCATATACCCAGCGAGCGTGCGAGTTCAGCTATATCATCTATGAAATCCTTGTTCGGGAGTGTGATTATCGGACAGTTATGTCTTGTACGTCCGGAGCGTGCCATGATGCCAAGCAGGTATGACCATCTCACGGACACCGCTGCAGTCTTATACTCATGCGGTATGCGACAGGGCTCTTCCTGTCTGCAGCATGTTATCCTGCGTCTGTTTTCGTCGCTGATGCCGCGAATATAGAAGAAGCCGTCTTCTGCGTTGAGGTTGACCTTATAACCCCAAGCGCGGTATCTGACACGCATGAACTTGTCATCATCGAGGCGGATTCCCTTCTTGCCGAACTCCCATGTCCCCTTGCTGCTAAGAACGCCGAGCAGATACGGATGTATAGGCATATCGATGGCGGTCTTCTGCTCGTTCATCTCCACCTTGCCACAGAGCGGTATCTCCACATACTGTGTCTTACCCCTACGCAGTGACATAGGGAACGGACGGTCTATGACGTAGTTGTCGAATATCTCACGTGCGGTCATCTCATGGTATATGTCACCTGCACCCACGCGAGCCCAGAACCGGTGGTTGTTCATGCATTTGAGTGTCGTGCCGTCATCGAAGTGTAGCGTGTATATCGTCTGCTCACCCTGCTCGAATATCTCACTGACCTTCTGAACGCCGTTGTAGGGCGTACATATAAGGTCGCCCACCTCCAGGTCGCCCATCCTGCGGAATCCCGAGGGTGTGGCTACCATAGTGCTGTAGGGGTTGGCTTTGCCGCCGCCCCTGTTGCCGCCGAACACCGTGATGTCCGCGACATTACCGAGTCCGAACTCCTGAGCGCCATCCTGGACGATGAAATATTTGTTTTTCTTGTCCGTTTCGGCTATCGTCCGAATATGCGGTAAAAAATCGTGACTAAAGATGTTCTTTCCATCCTTAGTACGTAACGCTGTCAAGCATGTTGAATCCTGCATATTTCTTATACATTTTTGACAAAGATATTTCAGAACAAGTGTCACATACGGTGTATTTCATTGGTAAAATGAAAGATTACCAAAATAAAAGCGCTTAGGAAAACACCAATCACTATAATTTGGCGAAAAATCTTTACAAATTATAGCAATTGGTATGGAAAAAACAGCACTAATTCAGGAATTTAGGACCAGGCTTGGAGAAGACAACGCCAAGGTCATCAGTGACAAAACTTTCGACGGTATCGCCGATACAGTATTACCTCTCTTCGCGGATGACTCGAAAATCACCGAAGAGACGTGGAAGCTCCCTATCGCCATGCTGACTCAGTATGCAGGGCAGAAGCGTCACGATGAAGCCGAGTTCGCCAAGAAGTATCAAACCGAGTACGCCACACAGCATGAGCAAGATGTTGCCAAGCGTATCAAGGACGCAGCTGGCAAGGCTGTCGAGGAGTACAAGAAAGCTCACCCGGATAAGCCCGGTGGAGAAGGTGGCGACGGCGGTAACGGCGGCGAAGGTGGAAAGGACGATCTCAAAACAATGGTAAGTAACGCCGTAGCCGAGGCTATGAAGGGACTGACCGGTGACGAGAGCGAACTTTCAAAGGCACTGAAATCAATAAACGCATTTACGGCTTCACAGGCTGCACGGGAAAAAACCGACAACAAGAACCGCGTGAAGACCGAGCTCATCAGCTACCTCACCGGTCTGGAGAAGGAAGCCCGCAAGGGTGGAGATATCCCGGCCGAGATTCAAGCTCTCATCGAAGATGCCGCTACTTACCTCGATTACGGAGAAGACCCGAAGACTGACGCTCTCAAGCCCAGCATCAAGGCTTTCTACGAGAAGGAGTACAAGCGTCGCTACCCCAACGGAGGACAACCCTTCGGCGGTTCAAGCACCGGCGGTGGCGGCGGAGAGACGAACACCTTCGTCAAGGAGAAGATCGAGCAGCTGAAGAAGGAGGCCAAGGAAAGCGCGGACTACGCCACCGAACAGGAGAAGACCTTCTGCTAATCCAGGGGGCAAACAAAAGGTTTGTTAAACAAAAACTCACAGAAAAATGAGAACAGGAACTATCAACAACTATGTGAAGTTCAGCAAGAGCTTCGGTGGTGTCCGCAAGTGCTACGAGGGCAAGCCCGAGATCGTAGTAGGCGGTTTCTCCTGCGACAAGTCATTGATGCCGCTTGACGGCGCTGCAATGGCTGCTGGAACCCCCGTGCTCTATGACGAGCAGCTCCGCACCCTCGTTCCTCTCTACACCTTCCGTGTCCTGGATGTTGACACCGAAGAGAACACCATCAAGGTGGAGAAGTTCGAGACCGGTAGTATCGCCAAGGTCGGCATGAACCTCATCGTCGTGGGTGATGACCTGACCGCCGCCGCTGCAGCCGTCCTGACCATCACCGATATCGACAAGTCAGCATCAGACTATGACATCCTGACCGTTACCGGTCTCACCGGTGGCAGCTCAGCCAATGTCCAGGTCGGTGACATCCTCGCAGAAGCCATGTCTGCAGTGGTGAAGAAAGTTAAGGTCATACCTAACGGTCTCACCTATTGCGACAACGTGCTTGACAACGATGCCTACGCCATTGACGTAGATCCCATCTATTTCAGCGTGCGCCCCGTCCTTGAGCGTCGTATGCCTCCTCTGACCGCCAGTCTGAAGAAGGCCCTCATCGAGAACGGTTGCTACTTCAATTTCTCAAACCGCAAGTAAACAAAGGAGATTAGATTATGAGAGACCAAAATCTTTATGGAATCAACGGTCTGCATCAGTATGTGGACGCTGAGAGCTTCGGTCTGATCCTCGATAACGTCAACGCAAAGTACAACAATGCGATTTGGCGTCAGTTTGCTTCGTGGGGACAGCCGTCAAACGAGAGAGAGTGGAAGCAGGGTCTGAAGAAGACTCCTATCCTGGTACGTGCCAGCGTGCTCGGTACTCATTCCGAGAAGCCGCAGCGCTCAACCCAGGGTTGGGAACTCTACGGAGGCACACTGCCCAAGGTAGGTCACGGATTCAGCATCGACCAGGATGACCTGATTGAGCTCCGTCGTTACAGCAAGGTCAATGACATCACCTTCGGTGAGGCCATTACCGACAGCTTCATACAGAACTCCAGCAACATGCTCGGAGGTGTACACAACGAACTCTCCTACATGACCCTCCAGGCCATGTCAACAGGTGAGATTCACGATGTCGCCGTTGACGGCTACAAGTACGACTTCAAGTTCCAGATCCCCGAGGAGAACTTCGTAGCTCCCGACTCTGGCAAGGAGTGGTATGTATGGGATACCACCAGTGGCACTCCCAAGCTCGTCGCCAACGAGAACGCCGATGTCATCGAGGACATCTTGACCTTCCAGGATTACTACACCAACGTCCGCAACCTTGGTGTTGACCACTGGAAGCTGTCGAAGAACCTGCTCGACAAGATCGTGCTCCATCCGAGTGTCGTGAAGGCTTACATCGCCAGCAAGAACTACTTCTCACCGACCAACGTGAAGGTGGTTCGCACCGATGTGCTGGCATGGATGCACAATGACATGAAGATATGGCCGTTCCAGGTCATCGACTTCAAGTCACGTCACGAGGAGGACGGCAAGCCCGTTGCCGATGCTCCCGCCTTCGATGAGCACAACATGGTAGCTGCCTCACGCGCTTACCGTCTCTTTGAGATGAAGTGCATGAACAGCGTCTATGTTGACCGCGTGAAGCTGGGTGGTCTGAGCGCTTCGGACCGCTATTCATTCGTTGAGGGACGTATCGCCGTGCTCAATACATGGCAGGAGCGTCCTATCAAGAACATCGTGGACTGCGAGCTCTTCGCCGGTCCTGTGTTCAACAACGTGAATGACTACGGCATCGCTACCGTATGGTACGACTACGCCGGGTAATACTTTGACAATGTGATTTGACATGTCCGAACCCGAGGTACATATCTACACAGCTGAGGAGTATATCCAGAGCCTGTCACCCAATGCCAACGTCAGTGAGAGCACCATGTCCGGTGTTCTCGCTGATGCGGGCATTAAGGCTGACACCGCCTTCGAGACCCTTACTGAGAAACAGAAGGACCTGGCTCAAGCCTATCTTTTCATTCGTTTCGCAAGCAATCCCATTCAGTCACAGAGAGTGTCTGACAAGGATGGTGACTGGGAACATTCGGAAGGTAGCGAGCAGTGGTCACGTTCGCAGATGCAGCAGTTCCTGTTGCTGGCACGTGACCTTTTGAAGAAGTGGGGTATCACTGATCAGCGTGTCGAGTCTCTTGCTCCCAAGTGGGGCATGAAAGGTAACGGTTTCCACAAGATACGCAGACCTATACGGTAAAGCTATGAGAGTCAACAATCCGCGATTTCCCCATACCTGCCGCATCACGCGCAACACTGACGAAGGTCCCATGTCAGACGAGTCGGTAGTCAGCAATCCCATGCTTGACGAAGACCCTATGGCAGACAGCGAACCGACGTCCGGCACTGGCGGTGACGAGACGCAGGATCCCGCGCAGGAAGAACCCACGCAGGAGGGCGAAGAGGTCAAGGAGGGAGATTCGGTCATCTATGAGGGCAAATGCCGCGCCTACGACAAGCATACGACGTCAGACAAGGGAGAGGTTATCACGTCATACCGTGCTCTCGCCTTGCCTCTCACACGGGACGACTGGCAGAAGCTGGGTGTGGTGCCGAGAGCAGGTGACATCATCGTTGTTGACCGTGGCGGTTATACCGAATATGGTTTTGTGCTGGATGCCAACCCAGCGAATTTCGGAGGGACACATCTGATTTGGAAATATGGCAGGAACTAACGACAGTATCATAGACAAGGCTTGTAAGGATTACAAGAAGGCGATTTTCAACGAGGTTGAGAAGCGCTGTAAGTCTTTCTGCGATGACCTCTGTCTCAGGGCTATCGAGTTCCGTAAGTCCGCACCGGGTAAGCATGACTTCACCGGTAACTTGCTGACATCTATCGTGGTCTGTCTGTATCGCAACGGCAGACCGGTATATGCTTGTTACGCGGGTGACAGTCTCTCTTATCCCATCCAGGTCAAGATGACCGCTCCCAAGAAATATCACTTCAAGGTTGACTATGAGGGTGCTGAGAGTCATTACACACCTTCAGTGAAGACCGATGAGGGTTGGGGACCGGATGATGCGGTCAAGTTCTTCCAGTCGTACAGACCGGAGGGCAAGAACCTGTTCGACATCGTTGTGGCATACCCTGTTGAGTATGCTTCATGGGTGGAGAAGCAACGCAGCACCACCGGTATCCTGCAGACCTATGCCTACGCCGAGCGCGTGGGTACTACCTTCCTCGGATTACCACGAGCCGCTTAACACATTACGACTATGGCAAGCAAACCGCTGATATACCGCATCTATGAGGATATGAGTGCAGCCCTTCTGACCGTCACGTCGAAGGTGTACTTAGGACGTCCCAAGACCACCGACTCCAATCTCTCGGAGTTCCTGGTCTTTGAGATTCCGACGGAGCTGCTGGGTATGATTGCCGGAAACGCCGATGTGCGGTCGGACTGTTACCCTCTCATCTCTGTCTATGTGAATGCCAAGAGCAACGGCACTCTCAACATAGGGGCACAGAGTAACCTCATTCAGAAGGTTCTCGACCTGTTTCCCATCAACGGGAAGCATATCGTAGCCAAGAAGCCGAGGATACTCATGCGCGGCAATGATGACACGGGTTATCAGGTCACACAGATAACGTTCAAGCTGAGAACCAAGTTCAATGCGAGAACTATAGAGTAATCAATCCAAAAACTATACGACAATGAAAAAGAAGATTCAACTGCAAGACGAGGTATTTGAGGGCATATCCTCAGTATTCGCCGTGAAGGGTGGTTTCGATTTCACCATCCCCACTTCTGGTTCAGGTGCAGGTAAGGCTTCCGCAAGCATCAACAGCAACGACAGCAACCTGTTCGAGTTCCCCGTCTCTGACGAGTCAGGTTTCAACTTCGACACCGGTGCTCCTACTGTTGACAACTTCAAGATCAAGGGTCTTGGAGCAGCTTGGGTGAGCACATTCACTCCTGGTGATGGCTCCATCACACTGGAGATCCCCTGCAATGAGACCAACATCATGGAGGCTTGCTTCGGCAGCGCTCCTGTTGAAGCCACCATCGAGCTCAAGAGCGGTATCCTGGGTAACAGCGCTGTCAGCTTCAAGGGCGCAGCCTTTGCAGCTCCTCAGAAGGCTGTTTACTTCGGTATGCTCATCTTGAACGACGCCGAGGACAAGCTGCTCTTCATCAAGAAGGCGAAGTTCATGGCTCAGGCCATCTTCGACGGCAGCAACAAGCCTCTGTGCGTGGTGCTGACCGGCAATCTCAGCGCAGCTGCCGATCCCACCTCATTCGGTGTGCTGACCAAGGTGGTTGCAGCCTAAGTGCTGTCGGGACCGATTCCTTAAAGGGTAGTGGCGGCGTACAACCACCGCTGCCCTTTAAAATTTCAAACGAGACGATATGCAACAGATAGATTACGTAGTACCGATGGTGTTCACTGATGACCCTGTATGGCAGGCGCAGTGTGCAGAAGCTATGGGACGTCCGGTGGAGTCACTGAATGAGTCACCGCGTTGGCGTAGCTGGGGTACGGAGGAGCTGCTGGTGAAGGCAATCCTCAAGTTCATGCCGTGGATACGTCGTATCCATATCCTGCTGTCCGGTGAGAGCCAGGTGCAGCCGTGGATGAAGGATTACGAGAAGGTCAACGTGGTGTTCCATAAGGATGTTATTCCCGAGGAGTACCGTCCGTGCTTCGTGTCACGCACAGTGGAGATGTTCCTTGGTTCCATCCCGGGACTGGCTGCGCAGTTTATATACGGCAATGATGACATGTATCCGTTGTCACCCTTGG